CATGCGCCCCACGAGGTAGTCGCGGAACAGCAGGAACGCGGTGTCGGCGATGAACAGGCGAGTGCTTTCGTGATAGCGCTTCAGCCAGTCGTCGATGCGGTCGACCAGTTCGCCGGGGTGCGAGCAATCCTTCAGCGGATCGTGCCACGAGTGGGTGGCGTAGCTGTAGAAGTTGGCCATCCACTGCGATCGAGTGCGCGGCAGGCTCACATAGATGGTGACGCGGCTGTAGTCCTTCATTGGACGAGGGCTTCCTTCGGGAGTGGTGGGCTGCCTGATCTTACGTGGATCGATCCCGGTCGCAACTCGCGCGGCCAGGTGCCAGTCATCAGCGGTGAATCTCATTGCGGCGCCGTCCGTTTCTCGCGGTACTTCGGATGGCGCCGTGCATTGCCGGGTTCGCAGATCTCGACCAGGCCCTGCTCGGCGCCCAGGTCGATGTGCGTCTGCGCGATGAAGGTGGTGAGCGAGACACCGAAGTGCTGCTTGTAGAGGCGCCGGTAGTCCTGCACGTTCCACGTGACCTCCTCCATCACCGACAGGATGGCCACGAAGTTCTTCGCGCGCGCTGCTTTGCGGATGGTCACGTGGTTGGCCATGGTCAGCTCGCAGTGGCGAAATCAGAACCGTAGCCGTCATCCGGATTCGGACCCGGGCACTTTTCCTCCAGGTCACCTTCGGCTTGGCCACAAACACGACACATGGCCAAGACCATGTCGCCGTTGCTATCCAGGAGCGCCTTCGGGCAATCCGGGTCAGTTGGAGCGTAGAAGTGGTGCGCAATGGTAGTGTTGACCAGCTTTTGCAACGCATCCACAGGTGCAACGTCGCCGGCAACGGTTGGTTTGATCTCGCGACCATCAATGATGTTGAGAATATCGCTCAACACCAGGTCCGGGTCATTCGGCTCGGCAGGAATGCGCATGCATCCGTGACCAGAGGTGATGCGTTCGATCGCGGCCACGATCCGCGGCCGCATGGCCGCCAAACCTTCAGTCACTTCACGCTTGGTTTCCGAAGGCAATTTCACGCCGGGCGCGAACAGATTGCGCTGAAACTCTTGCGCCCAGTCGGGCCAGTCCGTCAGTGCATTACGGTTGAGCGAGACTTCGGCAACGCCGTCGACGATTTTGCGCTGAAGGTACTCGCTGACATAGAACTGGCCCACCACTTGATTGGCTGGAACGGTATCGGTCGGCTTTTCGGCTGTGTGGATGGGTATGCCGAACAATGCGTTCTCGACCAGTTGGCATTCGTATCGCCAGTCCGGAACCCAATATCCAGGTGTCGGTTGCCACATTGCTTCGGCAGGCCATTCCATGAACATGATACGCAGACGTACCGCATGCAAGGCCTTATGAAGTGACAGGATGAGGTTCAAAGCCGCGGCTTCAACCGGGGTTTCGTTGTTGTTACGCAGACGACGCGCGGCGGCGGCAGTCACTTCGTCCTTGTCGAACTCTGCAGCAAGAGATTCACGTGCGTATTTGGGGTCCATTACAGTTCCACTCCGAATTGCTTGAGGTCGTGTTCGAGGCTCTTGGCCTTCTCGTGCCAGTAGAGCGCCACCTGTTCCCGCACCCGGGCAACCACTTCTTCAGTTTGAGGTTTGCCGTCGATCCACACACGGACACCTTCCGTGCCGCTGTTGCCGCGCGCTTTTGCAAGCATTTCCCTGGCAATGAGAAGATCACGGTTCAAGCGGTTGACGGTTTCGAGATCTTGAATGCGCATGTAGGCCTATCCGATGAGCAGGTAAGGGGTGACATCTTTATCGGGGCGACGGTTTTGAATCCAGCCGTCATCACGGGCCTCGCAAAGCTGCACGACTTCGAGATCTCTCACTTTAAGCAAGCGTTGTTCGCTGTAAAGCGTACGGGCAACAGGCATATCCTGCGGGTAGGTCTGCAGCAGTTCGATCAGTTCGGAAACAATCATTGCCTTCATTGGTATCACCAGTTGTCGGTCAGTTCGAATTCGCCGAAGGCTTTGCGCTGTCCGCGCTTCACCTCGGCAAGCGTTGCCACGTAGGTCTTGCTGTACTGTGATCGGATCTGCAGCTTGGCGAACTTCTGCTGCTGCGCGTTCTGCATCCACACGAACTCCAGGCGCGCGCCGAGCTTGGCCAGGCGGGACTGGATGTCGTCGATCAGCAAGCCCAGCGTCAGGCTCTCCGGGCGCTTCCGATAGATGGCCTTGCGCCTGGTGTTGATCTGTTGCCAGATCTCCGGCTCGACACCCTTGGCCATCACGTACAGCCGCGGAACGTGGGTCGTGTAGTCGATCGCAAAGCTACCCTTACGCACGCGGATGGCGATGTTCCAGGCGTCGATGAAGTCCGGCGTGTTGAGGAACATGTCGACCTTGTCGGCATTGCGCAGCAGCACGTGGTTCGAGGTATCAGAGTTCATTGTCTTCGTCTTTTGATTGCATCGACTCAATCTCCGCGCTGTATGCCGTTACCGCATTTTGCGCAGTCTTTGTCCCATCGCGAACTGCCTCAAGCCATGCGAGTCCACGCAGTGCGCAATTTTCCCAGTTGCGATCAGAGTTCATTGTCTTCCATCAACGTTTTGATAGCGTGGCCGAGCACTGTGGTGTATTCGGATCGCGTCATGCGTTCGATCTTCTTTTCGGCTTCTTCGCGGTAGTGCCATTCATCACCGACCCAACCGTCTGAACGATTATGGAAATCGTGGGCACGCAGATCTTTCGCTACGTGCTGAATCAGCAGTTCCCACAGGTCGTCCATGATCAGCCAACCTGCTCTTCGGAAAGCTGTTGATGCTCGTCGACCACGTCGGTGCCATCCACGATGATCAGCGGATCCACCTCACGCAGCAGTCCGGTCATGACTCTGGTCAGGCCAATCTCATCGCTGGCATGCTTGCTGTCCTGACGAACTGCCATCACCAGGCGTGCCACGACTCCAGCAAGGCTGTATGCCTGGATGCTGTAGCCGCGCGCGATGAACTTGCGCACACGCAGCAGCGAGCCACCTGCGTCCTCGTTACGCTGAGGATGGGTGTAGACCAGGCGCCTGGCGGCGAGATCCCGATAGAAGTCGTCACCGATCGTCGAGAACCACTGACCGCCTGCATGCCATATCACTGCCTGACAGACGGTGAAATCGAACGAGTCGATAACTTCGCCTGGAACGTTGAAAAGCCAGCGACGGATGAACTGCACGGGCATTCGCGTGCCGCTGATGACTGTCGTCGCGTTTTCGGTGCGAACGATTCGCCCTTCACGCTCACCGCACAACACCTGTGCGGCCAGGTCGAGGACGTCAGTGGTGGCGCCGAACAGATCAATGTCGTTCGGTTTGGAGCCAGCGATCGTTTCGCGGATGAACCCGCCGCCCAGGTAGATCTGGTGCGACATCATCATCTTGCGGATGTCCTTCGGGATGCGCGCGACCACGAACTGCAGGTCATTCGGATGGAGGCTAATCGACATTGGTCAGGCCTTTCTGGAAACGAGGGTGAGGAAGGTCGCCAGATCGATCGTCCGCACATCCAACTGGCGACGCACTTCCAACAGCACGCCATGTTCGCCCGCTTCGATGTCCGGATCGCTTCGACGCAACACTTCGAAATTCGGCGAGAACTGGTTGCCTTTCTTCGGCACGTAGCTGCAGCCAACAACGATGTCGTCCTCGGTGAGCGGCTTGTGGCGAGAGCGCACACGCTTGGGCTTGGCCAGTTGATCGACAGCCTTCAACGCACGCTCGGCTTCGGCAACTTCGAGCACCTTGTAGCGGCGCCCGTCGTCCGGGATTGCGTAGGGGTGGCTAGTCGCATGGATCCAGTTGACCTTGCGCTGCGGCTTGTACTCGTCACGCACGTCCTTCAGCGGCCGCTGCGCGCGCAGGGATGCCGGCGGCTGCCACTTCATGCCGTAGAGCCCCATGCCCTGCGCATCGACGAACGGGATGCCCATGACGTGGTGGATGATCGAGTTGGTGATGGCTCCGGAGAGCTTCTGGCGGATCATGTCGGTGGTCCTTATTTGCGGTGGCGGGGCTTCGGTCGGAACTGATCCCGATAGAAGCCTTCCGGATTGCGATTGCGACGCTGCACGTAGTACAGCCCTCCGCGATCATTGTGGGGCGATTCGATGCCGATCACGTCCAGCACCATGCCCGTGCGGTAACCCTTCTGGTGTGCAACCGTGTCCACGTCGTGCAGCTTGATGCGGGTGATCGGTTTGCTCACAGCGACTTCCCACCTTCAGCTGCGCGCGCTTCCGGCTTGTGGTCAGCACGGTCCAGGTTGTAAGCGACCTTTTCGATCAGCGCTTCGGCCACGTTGTAACCGAGCGCACCTGCGTAGTCGAGAATACGGATGATGGCGTCGGCCAGTTCCACTTCTTCCATCTTGCGATGCGGCAAGTGGTCGTCCATCAGATCCTTGCGAGCACCTTCAGTCGCCTCGGCCAGTTCGGTGTGCATCAGATCTCGCTTGGAACCGAGAAAATACTTGCGATACTGCTGCGGCATCTGGATGTATTCGTCCCACCAGCCTGCCTTGCGTGCCAGCTCGTGACAGATTGACTGGATGTCGTTCAATCCATGCATAGCTTCATACATGTAGTGCTCGCCGAATTCGGTTTCCTTAGCGACGCGATTGCAGGCCTGATCTTTGGTCATGTCGGTGGTCCTGTTTGGGTGAACCGGCCCGCAGGCCGGTGTGTGAGATGAATCCTAGCGGTATACTTTTCGCCTGTCAACAGGGTAGGCGAATTATTTTTCGCTGAGTCGCTTCAGCTGCCGCATGCTGCCGTGCTCGATGACCCGACGTGCCGATACCAGGGCTGCACTCTGCAACGCACCGACCGTGGAAGCGTTGTAGAAGGTCATGTCGATATGGCTGGGGTGCAGACCCTTGTCGCTGGCATGCTCACTGCGCAGGCAGTTGTCACGCGCCACCTGCCAGATCTCGACACTGATGTCGGTGGGTCCATTGCCGATAACCTCCAGCCATGCTGCTTCGGCGTTGAAACGGACATCGGTGCAGACGAAGCGTCGCTCACCTCGAATGCTCGCGGACACCACCCTGGCGCTGACCTTCTCAATCCAGTAGCTCTGGTTCTGCGCAAGTCGATACTCGGTGCCCCACTGTTGCAGCAGCCAGCGTGGTGAGCGCGACTGCAGAGGATCATGGCCGGCATCGATCATGCAACGCACGAAATCACGGTCGTTGCTCGCATCGAAGTGGAGATAGCCGAACTCGCTTTCCTTGGTGCTGCGCTCCTGCAGCAGCTCAGTGCTGACCCCGAACGCCTCGGCCACTTCGATGTAGAGCGCTTCCGCGAACGACATCTTGGTGAAGCCCAGGTGCGCCACCAGGGCGTCAGCGATGGTGTCTTTGCCGGATCCCGGCAGGCCCGTCAGGCCGATGATGATCAGCTCGCTCATAGCTCGTCGTCCTCCTCTTCTTCCTGCCTGCGCTTACGCTCCTGCTCGATCCATGCCGATTCGGGCACCTTGAACCACTCCTCGCCGTGCGGCGGGCCGGCGTTCGGCTGCGTCTGGATGACCTTGCCGCTCTTGTTGCTGCGCCACCAGCGATGCATGGCCTCGCGGGCTGCGGTGCGCGGGTGCGGGGTCTGACGGTTCTCCTGCTTGTCGCGCTCCAGGATGGTGTCGAGCTGCGCCTGACTGACGCACCACACGCGCACGCCTGGGGCCAGGTAGATCTCGTCGTTGATCGTGTCGCGCGGCAGCAGCAGATGGCCCATCTGGCGGGCGTACTCGACGAACTCGACCAGCTTCTCGCTGGTGCCGCCGGGCACGAAGAAGCTGTCGCCGACCTGCATCGATTCGATCTTGCGCTTATGGCTCTGCCAGTAGGGGTATGTCGGCATGTTTTCCAGGCCCGGGATAGCGACGTCTTCTTCGACGGTGATGGTGAATGTGTCTTTCATGAGGTTCAGGCCTGTGCGTCGACGGGGAACGGATGGCTCGGCAGCAAGTGGATGGGTAGGTCCTGCTCCAGGTACTTGCGGAACTGCACGAAGCCGTTGAAGTTGGCCTCCATACCGCTCGTCAGCAGCGTGCAGACCGCCTGGTGCTCCATCGGACTGGCGTGCATCGGCTGGGCCGTGGAGAGCTTCTTGAACGTGCTGAGTGCGCGCTTTTCGGGATTGGCGACCTGCGACTCAGCCTCGGTGGTCGCGTTTTCAGGCACGTAGTACGAGACCCAGGCACAACGCGCGGCACTGATCTGCAGACAGCGCTCCAGGCCAAGATTGCGCCGGTCTTGCGAGCTGACGTACGGGATGTGCCAGTCACCCTCTTGCAGCAGCTGCGGTTCGGAGCTGGCAAGCGCCGTGCGCATCAGCATCGCCAGTTCCTGGAACTCCGGCTGTGCGTCGGGATGGCAGCGCAGCAGGAAGAAGTTCTCCCACTCGGTGGCGGTGATCACGCCGTAGGCGTACAGGTACGGCTCCAGTACACGGTTGGCGAACTGCTTGTGCACGTCCTGCGCCGCCAGCTGCTCGGCGTGACTTGCAGCTTCGACTGCGGCACTGAGCCAGATCGACTCGGCCAGTTCGTGCTGCTCTCCGGACAGCGCTTCACCACCCTGCATGCCGGGCTTGTTGCGCTGGAAGGCGAGCGGTACGAAAGGCTGTGTGCGCACCTCGCGAATCAGCTTGTCCACCGGCACAGCACGGCTGCTGCGGTAGTTGCGGCTCAGCGCGCGGTGGGTGTTGATCTTGGCCAGGATCATGCGCGGGGCCACGATCTCGAAGGTGGTGATGCGCGGACCATGGACGCTGCGCGAGTCCTGGATGATCTTTGCGGATGTGCGGCTCATGTCGGTTCCTTGGGTTTCGGGATGTGCTTCAGATCCGCGTCGGCGTGGACCTGTACGTGTGTGCCGTCGTCGCGATCAACGGTGTGGATGTAGAAGCCGCCTGCCGCGAGCTTGAACTCGCCGCTCTGCAGGCCCATGGCGATCCGCATCAACGCATCGACCATGCTGTCGCGTGCACGATCGGTGTCGTTGTTGATGGTCACGCTCATGGACTGGCGGACGCCGCTCACAGCTCGTCGTCCTCGTCGACCGCAGCAGCGACTGCGGCATTCGCGCCGTCTTTCTCTGCCCAGAATGCAGATGCGTGCTGTGGCGATGCCTTGGCAACGCCAGGCGCGCCGCAGATCCACATGGCCGTGCATGCGATCTTGGCCTGGTGGATCGCGTCATGGTCGGCACGATGCTTGATCCCCTGGAACTTGAGGATGCGCTTGTCGAAGTCGGCCAGTGCGCACAACGTGTTCAAGTCGCGTGCCAGCCAGTGTTTGAAGTGCGGCTCTTCGCCGGCCACTGCAATCGCATGGGTGATCGCCGCCAGGTCGAAGTGGGAAGGTCCGGCCCAGATCTCCAGGTCACCCTCGCTCACGCTGTAGGTGTTGAACGCACGTGCGATCTCTTCGATCGTGCCGGTATGTCCGGAGCCGAACAGGTCGTCTGCGGCGGCACCCTGGCCGAGCCACCAGCGCAGCGTCGAGTCCTGCACATGGAACTCAGGGCGATTGAGCACGCTGGCGATGTCGACGACGCGATAGAAGGGATTGCCCATCTCGCCGGTGTTGCGGTTGAACATGGTCGCTCCGATCGACAGGATTGCGGCGGTACCGCGCACCGACAGGCTTTCGATGTCGACGCTGATGTCGGTGTATTTGGATTGCTTCTTAGCCACGAGACATGACTCCATTGGTGAGCAGTTGAAGGGTGTTGCGGAGCTTGTGGGCACGTGTGGCATGCGCGCGAGCGATCATCGCGTCACGCAGGGCCACGGTATTGGATGTGTCCTGGAACAGGCTGGCGCACTTGGCGTGGGCCTCAGCGCGCTTGAGCCTGCGCTGGGTGGTCCGCAGAGCATGCATCAGCTCGGGACTGGGGATCGCGTACAGGCCCCACTGCTGGCCGGTCAGGTTAGAGTTCGCCATCGTCTTCCTCATCGTTAGCATCGGGATCTGCGCCCGCAAGCGCGTAGACCTTACGTCGGTTCGCCTCTTCATCCTCCAGGCGCTCGATGTGTCCCAGGTAGACGTCCTCGTCGATCTCGCAGCACAACGCGCCATCTGCGGTGTTGAACATGGTCTCGACATCCGCTGCGGTATCCGTGGTGCACACCGAATCGGATTCAGCGTGATACCAGTAGCGCTTGACGTCTTCGCCCCATCCAGTTTGACCAGCGCCCGGATCCTCGGCGTCGACCTTGGGTTCTTCCGCACCCTCAGCCTTCAGCAGGTTGGCCATGACCACGCGCAACTCTTCGAGCAGATCGACGATGGCCCGCATGTAGATCAAGAAGGATGCTGCGAACATCTCGGCGTCGTTGCTCTCGTCCACGCCTTCCAGCTGCGCGGCCAGGCCGTAGAGCTTGAAGCCGCTGATCACGCCCTTGGAGTTGATCTTGAACTCGCTGTCCTCCTTGAACGAGAGCGACATCTCCATCGGACGGAAGCCGTCCTGGCGCAGACGCGAGACCGTGTCGCTATAGAGCTCGATGTTCTTGACCGTCACCACGCGGTCGGCACCCTTGAACTTGGCGCTGGCTGCAGCGTGGAAGCGCTCTTCCACCAGCTCGTCATCGTCCAGGATGGCCTTCAGCATCGGCGTGATCAACTGCTCGCGCAGCAGCGGCACGTAACCAAACGCGATGTCGAACGCCGTGCGCAACAGCGTGACAACGTCCTCGACGATGCGCGCACTGGTGCTGGCGATGATCAGATACCCGCCGTTCTTGCTGCCGCCACCGGCACGCATCAGGTACACCGGGATCTGCGTCTCGCGGATGAATGCCTGCGGCAACAGATCAGCCTCGACGCTGTCGCGGATCTGCGACTTCTCGCGGCGTGACAGGTTGCGACCTTCGGCTTCTTCCAGGTGCTTGACACGCGCATCGACGGCCTTGCGAATCACCTTGCCCGGCAGGATGCGCTCGCGCTTCTCGATCACGATCATGGTGGTGCCGGCTGCGGCGTAGGAGTCGCCTTCGAATGCGCCGGTGACAGTGGCGATGCCCATGCTGTGCCATTGCGTCACGTGTGGATCGTGCGCACGGAACTGGTCATCAAGGTGATCCATGCTGTCGAAGCAAGCGTCGATCGTGGAGAACGCTTCCTGCTCCAGCAATAGGGTGGTGAAGGACTTGATCATGCCGGTTCCCCTGGAATGATTACTGCACGCGGGTAAAGGGTCACGCGGGTATCGGCCTTGAATTTGACAATCATGCCGTTGTCAACGTTCACCACAGAAACTTTACCGGCGGCGAGCTGTTCGTTACCCATGATGTAGAACTGGCCTTCAAATCCAACCAGTGATCCAAAGGCAACGTCCATTAGCGGTATCGATTTTTGTTCAAGGTTTTGTTGAATTTGCATGTCAAGCGATCCTCGTGACGACGGCGAACAGCAGCACGTCGCCGCTGGTGGTGAACGTGTTGGCACGCTCGGTGATGTACTCGTGACCGGTGCGCGTCTTGGCGCGATGCATCGCAGAGCCGATGGTGCGCTGCATGCGGGCGAGGTGGTCGTTGATCTCCTGGCGACCGGTCTGGTCCATGTCCAGGCGCAGGGTGTCGGAGATAGACTGGCCAACGGCCAGGGCGGCGATGCGATTGGGCAGCGAGCCGGCATTGATATTGGCGATGGCCTGCAGCTGTGCGTCATCGAGCTGGTTGGCCGGAGGCTCTGCCGGTTTGGCCTTGCGCGATGCCGGAGTTGCCTTGACCTGCTTCTTGGGTGCCATGCGATGGATCTCTTGAGTGGGATTGCGAGGGTGCAGTTGTAAAGCAATGCTTATTGCCTGTCAACATGCGAGGGGAAAAGCATTCCTGATCAGGTTCAGCTGGGTCCGTCAAGTAAGCGCCGCCGCAGATCCGGCTGACCTTTTGAAGTAAGCGGGCTCGGGCAAACGAGCGCCGGCCGAGATCTCGCGGGGTCGTTCAAGTAAGCGTTGGGGAACCGCGACGTTGCCGAAGTAAGGACCATCGTGCGTGAGGGTGGCGCCGTAGCGCGCGCTGCATCGCCAGGCTGGGCGGCGACAGCGCCAGGCGCGCATGCGGTGCGCCCGTTCGTATCTATAGCGACGTGCTGCGCAATGGTTAATGCGTTCAGAAAAAGATTGATGTTTTTTCGCGCTACCCCCTTGCAATGCTTTTTGCATACCGGCAATCTAGTCACATCAGCAGGGCACGCCGCCCAGCCGCACAACGGAGATACGCAACATGTCTTTCAATCGCCATGAAAACCGCTTAGTTCGTTCGGAGTCGCAGGCCAATATCGACTGGGCTGCACCCGAAAGCCGCCAGTCGGTGCAGCGCGTTGCGCCTGTCAAGGTGCGCATGCGCCCGGCACAGCGCGCACCCTTCACCGTCGTGGACCTGTATCACGCTGTGCGCCTGCCGCTGGCTGGCGTGCTGTGCGTCGTCGCCGTCATCATGTGGGCTTCGTTGTGAGCGCCCCTGTCGATGTGCTGGCGGTGATGGAGGCGATGACCGTGTGGGCTCGGCTACGTGCTGATCCCGAATGGGCGGACAAGGCGGATGAAGCCCGGAACGCCGTTGCTAGCCTGGTGATAGCTGCCAGACACCTTCATATCATAACGGCCGGATTGGAGCGCAATATCGACGTTAATGAGCGCGCGGCTGTTGCGGCGGCACTGGCACGCGTGGGCGGTGCAGCATGAACGTTTACGCCGCCGCAGACAAAATGCGCGTAGCCCTGAATGAGGCACTGGCTGAGCTGTGCGCCTTGCCGGTGAATCCGCGCATTGATCGCGTGATCACCATCGCCAGTGCTGCCCTCGACGCACATACGAATGCTGTCACGCAAAAGCTATTCGTGGGCGTGTGCGGTAAGAAGGCCGCCAGTGACATGCGGTACATGCTCGGCGGTCGGAATATGCAGCGCTACGGCGGCGCATGGCACGCGTTCAATTGCACGTCAGACCCACACCACGTGCGCGAGCTCGCGAAGGAAAAGGGTTACCGCATCACGGTTGCACGGGCGACCTGAAATTTCTGCAATTATTTTCGCATTGCCTATTGCAAGGCATTTTGCATACCGCTAGACTAGCCCCACACCAACAACACGGAGTCACCGACATGACCATCGATTCAATTACCCGGGCCCAGGAACAAATCGCCAAGTTACAGGCGGACACCGCAGCGATGCAGGCCATCGCTCCGCACATCATCGGCGAGCCGCGTCATCTCATCCCGAACGGCCGCACCATGATGGTGTGCTACCAGTTGGACAGCGTGGAGCAGTTGAAAGACCTGATTGCCGGCTATCCGCCTATCGCTGGCATCACCTACCGCGGCACGTTCGCCGGCTACAAAGAGGTGGACCAGTATCACGAACGTGACGGCGCAATCACTGCGCACACTGACGGCATCTACTGGTCAGTGGAGCAAACCGGCTATCGCGGCTCGCTGACGTGCAACTGGTTTAGCGAAACCCCGGCCGGCCGCGTGAATGTGCGCGTGGAGTTCAAGGCCACTCTTAGCCGCGCGTGGCCCTATATCAGCGCGGAATACGGCAAAGACCCTGGTTTCGGCCGTCCGCGCAAGCTGCTGCGATGGGAAGCGCTGAACATGCCTGCCGGCACTGTTGAAAAATTCCGCTACGGCAGCGGCGATAGCAACACTCCGGGGCATGTGGCTTTCTTTTTCGCGGCCGACGACAGCGCCAAACGTGATGCGTTCATCGACGCCCTTTGCAGCGAGGCTAAGTGAGATGAAAGATTCTTACATCTACCGGTTCGGCAATGACGTTGCTATCTCGCTGCCGGGCAAAGGCGAAACCGTGTACTTGAACCCGCTGGCGGCGAAAGAATTGGCCGTGGCGATCCTCGCTGCTGCAAAAGACACCGCCGCCCACAAGTTCACCGACTCGCAGTTTAGCGGTGTCTACGTTGAGTCTGAGCGCGCCGGGTTCGGTGGGCACGCATACACGCGTGACAGCCAGCAGTTGGAACGCTTCACCCGCAAAGGCTCGACGTTTGTGCGCTATGCGGGAGCGTGGCGAGTTGTGCGCAAGCATGCGGGTAAGCACTTCGTTGTGCACATGGGTAAGCGCATTCAAATCTTGGGAGTTGAAAACTAATGAACGACATGACCACCATCACGCACGACGGCTTAACCTTTCGAGTCACCAAAGAGCACGACGCCGATGTGTGCGCGCCGTGGGAGTGGGAGGACGGCCACGGTCCGGTGCGTGAGAGCGGCCACGGTCCGCGTCGCCCTAAGCGTGGCGGCGAGCTGCGGCTAGGTTCCTGGTCGCTGTACGACTTCGCCGCAGCATGCAAGATTGCGTTGCGCGATGGTTGGAACGGTTGCCGCAATCGCGAAGAAGCCGCGCAGGCCGCGCGTGCGGACTACGACAATATGCAGGCGTGGTGCAATGATGAATGGTCGTACATCGGCGTGGTGGTGACACTGCTGGACGTGGACGGCAACGAGACCGACGCGCAGCAATCAATATGGGGTGTGCACGATGCCGGCACTTACGCCGATACCTTGGCGCAGGAACTGGCGGAGGATTGCGCGAGAGAGATTGCCGACCGTATCGACTACACCGACTCCGGCACTCGCTACACCCGTGGTGCGCGCAGCTGGATCATCAGCCGCGAGACGGGGGAAGTGACATGACGCACGCCGAACTGTCTAAGGTCCTCGCGCTGGCGCTCCAGCAAGCCGCCTCGCATCTCATGCTCAACACGCCTTGCAGCTATGACGAGCTGCCCAGCTGCATCACTGACGCGCTGAAGCAATACGACAACACGTCGCAGCCTGCCCGCCGCAATCGCCGCGAGGCGCAACGCGCCCGGCTGTGTGTCGATGCGCTGGCGGGGCTGACCGATGCACAGGTCAGCACGATAGGAGGCCACATGCAACATGCGTTGAAATGTCATGCGGCTGAGGCTATCACCATGAATATCGAAATTACGCAATACACGTTGCAGGTTGAGCCGGTGGGCGCGCAGAGCGCTAGACGGTTGCCACGCTGCGGCAAGCGTCGGACGGGGCTTGTCGGCATAAAAGGAGATGAGGAGGCATGAACACCATTCCGATGATCAAGGGTGACCAGTTGCAGGCCAACACGTGCGGCCGCACAGCCTGCGCCCTGGACGCTGCCAAGTTCTGGCAGTCACACATGACGGTAGGCGGCAAGGTCGCGCCGCTGCCGCAGCTGGTGGACCTGCGCGAGCTGGCAAAGGCGGTGCGCCGTGGCTGAGCAAACGCAATGCCCGTTGCCCGGCAAGCCGCATATCTGCCGTGCAAATGGTGCTTGGGCCGTGCGCTTGCCCTATACCCTCATTCGCACTGAATTTATCGCCGTTGCCTATGCCCACGTTTCCAAGCGTAATGGCATGCGCGAAATGACCGCAGTACGTGTAGACGGTGTGCGTTACTCGAATGCTTGGGACGGCCTAGAGGCTATGGGCGTGCCGTCTGAGCGGCGGCGCGACGTTCTGCGCAAGCTACGCCGGTGGGGATATGTGCGGTGGGTGACATCGCACAACAGCCTAGCCAACTGGCGCGAGCAGCGCATCGAATGGTGCCTATGAACACTTACAGCACGCAGCAATGCCCGATGCCGCAACCCACCGATGCGGTGATTCCGATCACGCATGCAACTTTCGCCATGGTCGTTGTCGCGCTGCTGGCATGGTGCCTGCGCGGGGCGGCCGAACACAGGACCCGCCGCAATGACTAAGCCTTGTATCTACAAAGTGCCCGGCAGCTCGCATATCTGGGTATGCACCACGCTGCGGGATGACACGAAGCGCGACCAGTGGGGCCAGCCCATGCACGACGTGACCGACTACAGCGGTATCGGCATGACGCCTGCGGCCGCATGGTCAGACTGGCGCGTGTGGGCTGGACGTGGATCGATGCGGATGGCGGTGTCCAATGGCTAAGCGCATCCGTGAATTCGATCCAAGCGCGCAGCCGCCGCACAGCACCAGCGCCGACACGGTAGCCGTTGTGCTGGTGGTGCTGGCGTGGTCGCTGGTGGTGGGGGCCGTGGTCGCGGGAATCGTGCACCGCTACGGCTGGGCGCTCACACTGGGCGCCGGTGCGGCGGTTGTGCTGCGCGCCCTCACTGCAATGGCGAAGGGGTGACCATGCGTGACGCATTGGTGTGCGCAGCGGCCTACGGTGTCGCCTTTCTGCTGATTGGCCTGCTGGTGGTGACCATGGTCGCGGTCGTCCTGGCCATTGGGGCATGCGCCCTGGTGTGGTGGGTGCTGTGCAATGGTTGGCGGATAGTCAGCACCTTTTGCGCCCTGGTGGTGGTTGGCCTGGTGCTGACGGCCGGCGCCCTGGTGTTGCACAAGGCGGGGGTGTGGTGATGGATGAGTGGGTGACGTGGCTGACCATCGGCGTTGCAGCCTTAACCACGGCCGTGGGTGAGCTGTTGCGCCCACGTGCCCGAAAGGATGAGGGGGAGGCACCGGCAAAGGTGCGAGTTAAACGGGTGTATGGCGTGCATGGGATTGTGGTCGGTTATCGCTACTTCGTGGGGGATGTGGAGACCGACGTTAGCGGGCATCCGCTGCTGACGGCGACCATGGCGGAAAAGATTCTGCACGGCAGGCGGCAGGGCAGTGCACTACGGGCAACCGGCATGCATGAGGCGTATCGCCATGCATTGGGCCTGCCGTCTGTGGTCTGGTATGGCGATCATCGGAAGTTGCTACCGGTCAACCTCGCACGGGCGCGGGCCATGTGGGTAAGCGGTAAGAAACAGAAGAAAGTGACCACGTAGGGGTAGGTGGTCGAAAACGCGAATATTTGACAGGGCTGGACGGGTGACCGTCTGGCCCTTTCGCGTTTCTGACGTTGGGCCGTAATGCGATGGGTGAATGCATGAGGCCTGCCCCTGTATGGGGTGGGTCGTGGGTCGGATGGGTGGATACATGGGCTGCACTGGGCGACTAGTGCGGCCCATCGTCGTTTGTGGGTGGATGGGGGTGTTTGGGTGCGTGCTCCTGTATGGCGATATGAGGGGTGTTGGGTGTTACCCGCTACCCGCGTTCACCTTGACCCCTGCGCGGGCCGTGTGGGGCTGCTGGTGCGGTCTGAGCGGGGGTGTGAGGTCTTGGTGTCGATGGGTCCCTCCCCGGGCCTTTTTGGGCAGGGCGGGGGCGCTGAGCCTCGGTCCGACAGAACACCGCAAACCGGCTAGGGCGCCAGAATGCATTGCATCTTTTCGACGTGCAAAACGCATACCGCGAGCAATTTGGTCGATTCGGGGCGTTTCGTGCACGGCGGGGCCGAAATCGACCACTTCGGGGCAAAAACCCGGATAGCCCCCCAAACCCTCAATTTCCTATTAGCTGCCTGGAGATTTTTATTTATTTTTTCCGTAACGGCCGTATAGGAATAAGGGGTTAAAAGGGATATGCGGGTTTTTTCCGGTAAAAATTTGATGAAATTGACCATCAGTGGTCGAAAGCATCCATTTCTGACCAGCGGGGCGCCACGGTGCAATCCACGGTGTACCCTTGTCCGACCGGCACTTTCGCCGGCACGGAGGACACGATGGACACCGACATGTCGATTTCGACGAAATTTGACCAGCTTCAAAACGACGCCCAACGGGTGCAGTTCCTGCTCGCGGCGATTGCGGCAGGCTCCGACCTGGTCGCCGACCCCGCGGCCGAGCTGCTGCATTTGCGAATTATCGGCAGGCACCTGGAGCGGAACCTGGCCAACCACCCCGGATCCTGGCCACACTGGTTCAACGCCCAGGGGCGCAGCGGCGAGGTGGCCTGTTCGGTCTGCGGGGTCGTCGCTGGGGCCTTCGGGTCGGGCCAGATGTCGTGCATGAACCCTCACGAGGGCCGGTCAGTTTTCTCGCTAATCTGCCAGCCCGGCACTGTCGCCGGAGACTGGAGTTTGACCATGAACAAGAACGAGCAACCGCCGCAGGGGCCGACCGTGCCCACCAGCACCATGGACGATCGCCTGGATGAGCGGGCACGCCCGACCGACCAGACCGACCTGGCGCAGGTGGTGGACGTGGCGTATGAGAGGACGGCCGGCGGCCACGGCATGGTCGCAACCGTGCACCTGGCAGACGGGCAGATCCTGACCGCCAACAGCGATGCCATCGGCACCGGCATCATCACGGAAGAGCAGGCGCAGGAGCAGGCCTACCAGCGGGCGATGGCCAAGGCCAACCTGCGCGTGGGCGATCCTGCCGTCGACCTGCATGTGCCGCCGGAAGGTCCGGTTGACGGCTAACCCGCCGGCCGTGCATCATCGGGGCTCGCTTGATCGACGGGGGAGCAGGCGAGGCCACGGCGCCATGCACAGATCCCGCCGATCAAGCACCTAGGTTCCACACTCGGAAGTCGCAACACCTGCATAGCCAATCGGCGCACTGTCCGAAGCGGAAAAGAGAAAGCCCCGGGAGACCGGGGCTTTTTCGTTACAGCTCGTCGTCTTCGGCGTCGAGGTCTTCGAATGGCAGATCCGGATCCGGCTGCCGGCGTTTGAACACCTTCTCGATCGGCGCAGCGTCTGCAGGCCTGTTCTCCGCGGCATCGGCGACGTGCTTGCGCACCTCGGTCAACGAGGGGAACTTCTCCGGGCGACTGGACCAGAAGCGGTGGCGCGATTCGCCGATCATGTAGCGGCCGAGCGAGGTGTAGCCGTTGATCTCCATCACCCGGCTGAGCGTTTTGCTCTCTGGGATGTCGGCACCACTTTCGCCCAGCAGTTCGGTCAGCTCGGTCATGCTGATCAGGTCCGTGGTGATCAGCGGGCTCAGACGCTCCTCTATCATCTGTCGCATGTCGCGGATGAACTGCGGCGTCGCGGCGTTGGACATGATCTTGTGGGCCTTGGTGATCGGCGCCTCACCCATCTCGATGAAATCCTGCGGGATGTCCATCTGCAGCAGCCATTTGCGCAGGGCGCCCGGCGATTGCACCAACGTGTCGTACAGCTCGCGGTAGTAGGTCGGATGCTGCGCCTTGAACGCGGTCAACTGTTCCTTGGACTGCCACTGGCTGAAGAAGACGCCATAGCGCCGGTCGTTGTCGCCGATCGGCATCGCGTTCTTGAAGTTGGACGTGATGAAGTAGTTGGCCGTATTGCGCACGCCCACCGGCGGCTTGCCCTTCGGATGGATCTCGATTTCCTTGTTGGTGATGTTGGGCTTGATCTTGTTCAGCACGTCGGCGCTGCCGTGCCCGAGCATGCGGGCCTCTTCGATGAAGATCACCTGCGCACCATGCGCCCAGTCGGTGAAGTTCGATTCGAGCGTGCTCGCATTGACGGGCTTGACATTGGTCGATCCCAGCACCGCCTTGAGCAGGAACATGAAGAAGCTCTTCCCGTCACCTTCGGTGCCCTGGAGCATGACCGCCCAGCGCGTGAGTTCGCCCGGGTTTTGCACGATGAAGGCGAGCCAGTGCTTCAGGTATCCGTACTCCTGCTCGTTCGGCAGCAGATGGCGGATGTGGTTGTCGACCAGGTTGATGTTGCGGCGGTCGCGCTTACCCAGCTTCACCGGAATATCCGGTGCCAAGTCGTTGCGGTAGGTGTTGATCCAGGTGCGGCCGCCGTCGTCGAAGATGATGTCTTCGCCAGGCGCGAACATGCGTCCGTTCACCACCGGGATCCGGTAGATGTTGAGCGCAAGATCCGAGGCCGGCGCCGCGGGCTGAGTGCGGCCGTCCAGGATGTCCTTCTTGCTCAACGCTAGGCGCGAGTTGGCCGCGTTGAAGCCCTGCATGGTCAACGTGATCTTGGACTGGCGATTGACGAAGCGGTCGTCACTGGTGTCGTACACCCATTCCCGGCACCAGCCCGGCATGCCTTCCTTCGAGGAATCGTAGGCGAGCGCCTGCCGCAGCGGACCAATGCTGATCTTGCCGCCGGTGATGTGCTTGTAGCGATCCTTGGCCAACTCCGTCAGTTCTGACCTGGCCACTGATCCGATCTGCGACTTGCGCACCTTCGCGCATGCGTCATTCCACTCCTTCTCGCTCGTCGCACCCCGGAAGGCGCCACGGAGCATTTGGACTTCCACCAGCGCGGCAGTTTCTTCGGCCTCGCGCGCCAGCTTGATGATCGAGCGCGCTGTGATCGGCGACTTCGCCTTCCCCTCGACCTGAAACGACTTCCACTTCGGCCGCAGGGCCTTCTCGTCGTAGTTGTCGGCAGTGGCAGACCACTCTTTCCACATGTCGAAGCCGGTATCCTGGCCATCGAACTGGTGGAACAGCGCCATGCCGATCTCGTACCAGCGCTCGTAGTCCTCGGCGCCCGGCACGATCAGCAGCATGCGCCGCAGCTCGTCCTCATCGATGTTGACGGTGCTCTGGACGTCGGCGAACGGATCGTCCGGGTTTGCGCCCGAACCCATCTGCCGCTTCTTGACCTGGACCCATTCTTCTTCGGCGAACAGGCTCTCGGCGAAATCCATCAACGCTTCGAGCTGGTCGACCGTGATCAGCGTGAGCTGCTTGGCCGGCGTGTTCTCCGGTGTCTCGTCCGTGTCCCACCGGTACGGCATGTTGGTGTCGGGATGGATGTGATAGGCCACGAACTGCTGCCCGTCGCCCAGCGCTTCGACGTGGTTGCGTTGCTTCCACTCGTCCTCGAACACGGCGCTTTTCTGCTTCGTGAAAGGGATGTCGGTGCGGTAGAGCAGCAGCCGTTTCGTCTTGTTGCCGAAGCGCACCGGCGCCGGGCCGAGGTTTTCGTGGCACCAGTCCTGGATCTTCTGCGCGACGTCTTCATCCAGCACGTCGATGTCAATGGCCGGCGTGTATTTGGTGATGATGCCGACGCCGTTTTCGCCCATGCCACTGGCGACCCAATCCAGCACCGCCGATGTGTTGGCGTGCAGGTGGTTCCACTGTTTGAACACCGGCTTTTTGGCGCCGATCTCGATGGGCACAACCCTGTAGCCGTTCTCGGCGAGCACTTCGCCGTAGCGGGCTAGGTAGCCGCTTTTTTCTTTGATAGCCACGCGGACCTCGTTACTTGATCAGGCCTTCGCGGGCCATGATGATTGTCGGGAAGACGTCCTGATCGAAATGCTTCTCCATGCACGCAGCGATGCCGCGCGACACATAGCCGCGACGAATGCACATGTGCACTGCTTCGCGCGAGTAGCCAATTTTATCTGTAACTGCCACCAGCGATGCCTTCGGGTTATCTTGCAGCGCGGCGAGGCGGAAGTGATAGAGGAGCTTCACTGACGCCTGCTTCTTCTTGGGGGCCTCGGTGACCCATTTCGGATATTTCATGGTAGTGCCCATCGACATGCGAACTGATGCCATTCGTGCGTCAGCCTATGCGGATGCCTTAATTTGTCAATACTCAAAAAAACTGTTGACACCCAGATTTCGCTCAGGCCTACTGTGTCGGCGCCGGCAAGTCGCCGGACTCAAATACCGACAACAAAGGAACCGAAGATGAGCATCGAAAATCAGATCAGCCTCCTGATCGAAGCCCTGGACCGCAACACCGCCGCCCACGCTGGCAGCGGCACGAAGGCCGCCACTGCCCCGGCCGACAAGCCTGCCGCCGCAGGCAAACCCGCAGCTGCCGGCAAGCCCGCTGCCGCCGGAAAGCAGAAGCGCACCCAGGAAGAAGTCACCGCGGCGCTGACCCTGATCAAGGATGAATTCGACCTCGACCAGGCGCGTGCAGTCTTCCAGCCGCTGGGCTACAAGAAGATGGGCGACATCCTGGAAAAGGATTTCGACCGCGTCTTCAAGCTGGCGGAAGCCAAGCTCGCCGAGCTGCGTGCCGGTGCGGGTGAAGGTGAAGACGGCGAAGGCGAAGAAATGTAATACCGCTTGACCGGGAGCTACGGCTTCGGGTGTAGTGCGTCCTCGGAGGTGAACATGCCTGCCGAGGGCGCTTTGAGGAAACGCCTGTGTGCCGACGTGTCGGCGCGGCCGCCTGCAAAGGTCAGGCGTTTCCTCAAAGCGTGCACATTGCGGTGTGACGTTGTTAGTTGCGATCCTTGGCAGGGATCGCGTAAAGAGAAGGCCCAGCAGCCAATTGGGGTAAGCTCTTGCGACGTCACACCGCAATGTGCGCTTTCGAAAAGAGTGCAGTGGATAGGATGCGAACCCTGTCTTAATTTCAACTCTGCATTCGCTGGACCGGTGCGGACGCAGCGCGCAAGCCAGCACTTTTCATGGGGTCGAAAGCGTCCGTAGTCGGGGGACTGTAGGTGCCGACCGACCCCACCATGTTCTGCCGAGGTAGTGATGTCGAAGCTGATCCCCATTAACCTCGAAGAGCTTGAGCTGCGATTGAATGGTCACTCGGCCTTCGCACCCTCTTCGTCGAAGATGTGGATGACCTGCAGCGGGTCGCTGATTCCGAACCTCATGGCGCACGACACCGCAGGCATTGACGCCGCGACCGGTACCGTCGCGCACGACGTCGGCGAAGAGTGGCTGAACACCGGCTACAAGCCCAAGCATCGCATCGGCGAGATCATGTCGATCCGCGAGGGCGAGCAGGTCTTCGACATCGAGATCGACGAGGTCATGCTTGACTTCGTGGAGGAGTACGTCACGTGGTGCCTGGAGCTGGCCGGCGACCGATACGTTGAGGTCCGCGTCGACTTCTCCGACCTGACGCCGATTCCAAACCAGAAGGGCACGAGCGACTGCATCACCTGTCTGCCGGGCCACCTGGTGGTGACCGATCTGAAGTACGGCAAGGGCATCCAGGTCTTTGCGCAGGGCAACACTCAGGGCCTGCTTTACGCCTACGGTGCATTCCAGGAGTACGACGAGTGGTACCACTTCGAGAAGATCACGATTCGTATCTGCCAGCCGCGGCTGGGCCACTTCGATACCTGGACGATCACCCGCGCTGAGCTGCTGGAGTTTGCCGAATACGCTCGCGAACGTGCGCACGCTGCCTGGCAGCCGAATGCGCCGCGCAAGCCCTCGGAGGACGGATGCCAGTGGTGCAAGATCAAGAACGACTGCATGGCGCGCGCTGTGTTCGAGGAGCGCATGCTCGACGGCGTGTTCTCTGACCTGGAAGCCGAGATCACCGAAGAGGACATGGACGATCTGGGCGAACGCCTGGAAAGCGGCAAGTTCAATCCGGTGCCGGTGCCGGCGAAGCGCATGTCGACCAAGATGCTTGCGCACCTGGTGCAGTACCGGAAGTCGTCAGAGGCCTGGTGGAAGTCTGTCGACGATGAGTTGGAGCGGCGCGGCATCGAAGGTGAGGCGATTCCCGGCAAGAAGCTGGTCGAGTCGCGCACCAACCGCAAGTTCATCAGCCAGGCCAAGGCGACCAAGAGCCTCACCAAGGCGGGTTTGACGCTCGACCAGGTGCAACCCCGTTCCATGATCACCCCTGCTCAGGCAGAGGAGTTGTTGCGCAAGAGCGGCGTGCCGCGTGCCGTCATTCCGCTCATCGTCACCCCACTCGCATTCCGGCCGCAAGGCCGACCCACATTGGCACCGCTGACCGATAAGCGGCAGCCGATTGAAGCCGCACTCGACTCAGTGTTTGATGACCTGGACGCTGATGAGTTGTGACGGTCCCTAGCAACACCCCTTAATCCGAAAATCCGTTAAATAGGAAAGCGCAAATGGCAACTCGTGAGATCGTCAAGACCGTGAAGAACGGCAAGTTGTACTCCGATGGCTGCATCCTCCTGGAAAAGGTTCGCTTGTCGCACCCGCACCTGGATGAGCCGTATGCCGGTACCAACGACAAGGGCGAAGAGGGCAAGCCGAAATACGGCGTTGTCTCGATGTTGAACAAGACGCATCACAAGGCCGTGCACGCCCTGGTCGATGCGGAAATCAAGAAGTTGATCACGGCGAACGATGCCGGCAAGATCGCCAAGGACAAGTTGTGCCTGCGCGATGGCGACGACAGCGACAAGCCGGAATACGAAGACCATTGGACGATCTCGGCGCGGGAATCGCGCAAGATCAGTGTTCGCAATCGTCGCGGACTGCCGATGGAGAAAGACGACATCGCCGAGACCTTCTACGGTGGCTGCTTCGGCAACGTGCTGATCCGCTTGTGGTATCAGGATGGCAAGAAGACTGGCGCCGGCTACGGCAAGCGCATCAACTGCGGCCTGGTCGCGGTCCAGTTCTTCGACGATGGTGAAGCGTTCGGTGAAGGTCGTATCGACGACGAAGGTGTGTTCGAGCCGATCGAGGGCGAGGGCATCGACGACGACAACGACGGTGATGACGCCGATCTGTAAGTAGCGGCACGAGGCCCCTCGGATAGACCGGGGGGCCTTTTTTATTGCAAGACCCTCGCGTTTTTCTGCGGCCTAGCCGCCATTGCATAGAGGCACAACCTAATGCGTATCCCCAACCGCACCCGTGCGGCGCTCGACATTGAGAGCTACAAGAACTACTTCCTGCTCGGCATCAAGAGTTTTGTCAGCCGGACGTTCGTCTACTTCGAGATGTTCAAGCCGCGGCCAGGTGTGCCGCGCACAATCGACACTTTCACGCCGAACAAGGATCGGATCAAAACCATCCTTCGCACCCATACGGTGATCACGTTCAACGGCATGAACTACGACATGCCGATCCTCTCGCTCGCGCTTAGCGGCGCCGACACTGAAGAGATCAAGGCCGCTGGTGACAAGATCATCGTGGGCGGTATCAAACCCTGGCAGTTTCGCGACCTCTACGAGTGCGACACGCCGGGCTATGTTGACCACATCGACCTGATCGAGATGGCACCTGGTGTTGCGATCAGCCTGAAGACCTACGGCGGGCGCATGGGTTCGAAGCGTCTGCAGGATCTACCGATCCACGAGGCGGCCATCATCACGCCGGCCGATCGCAAGGTGCTCATTCCTTACAACGGCAACGACCTGGACACCACCATCGACCTGGCCGAGAACCGTGCTCCGCAGATCCTCCTGCGCGAGAACATGAGCAAGGAATACGGCATCGACATGCGCTCGAAGTCGGATGCGCAGGTGGCCGAGGCGGTGATCAAGAGCGAGATCGAGAAGATCAAGGGCCGCAAGCTGTATCGCCCCGAGATCAAGCCGGGCACGACGTTTTTCTACAAGCCGCCGGCTTTCATCCAGTTCAAGACCAAGCAGATGCAGGACATCCTGGAAGTGGCCAGGACCTCGCCGTTCATCATCACCGGTAGCGACAAGCTGCAAGAGCCGAAAGCCCTGAGTGATCTGAAGGTGCGCATGGGCCGCTCGGTCTATTCGATGGGTATCGGCGGGCTGCACTCGACTGAAAGCTGCGTCAGCTATGTCAGCGATGAGGACTACATCCTCCTGGATCGCGATGTGCGGGCCTACTACCCCCAGACCATCCTCAACTGCCGCCTGTACCCCAAACAGCTGGGAGAGGACTTCCTGCGCGTTTACAGCAAGATCGTGGCCCGACGCGTAGTGGCCAAGAAGACCGGCGACAAGGTGACCGACGAAGCGCTGAAGATCACCATCAACGGATCCTTCGGCAAGTTCGGGAGCAAGTGGTCGGTCCTGTACGCACCCGACCTGATGATCCAGACCACGCTCACGGGCCAGCTGGCGCTGCTGATGCTGATCGAGACCCTGGAGGAGGAGGGCATCAGTGTCGTCTCAGGCAACACAGACGGCATCGTCATTCGCTGCCCGCGCGATCGGATCAACGACCTGGCCTACATCATGTTGTCCTGGGAGTTCGACACCGGGTACACCACGGAGGAGACGCGCTACAAGGCGCTCTATTCGGCCAACGTCAACAACTACATCGCGATTTACGAGAAGCCGAAGCAGAACAAGGACGGCAGCCTGACCTACCACAAGGGCAAGGGCGTTTACGCGGACTTCGGCATCACCAAGAACCCGCAGAATGCCATCTGCGTTGAGGCCGCGGTGCAGTACCTGGTCCACGGAACCCCGGTGGCCGCAACCATTGATTCGTGCGATGACATCCGCAAGTTCCTGACGGTGCGCAACTGCAAGGGTGGTGCGATGAAGGTGCAGGGCTACACTCCGGCGCCAGAGCACGCCACCAAGGAAGAACTCCTGGCGAAGACGGGCTGGGAGATGGAAATGGTGGGCAAGTTGAAGAGGTGGGCCGGCCCGGCTAGCGACAGTTACAACTTCGACGACGACGGCCACCTGACCCTTGGCGAGGCCTACAAGCGTGCCCTGGCCAATGCCACGCGCATCGACTCCAGCGAGTACCTGGGCAAGGTGGTGCGGTGGTATCGCTCGGATGTAACGAACACCCCGATCGTCTCTGTCAGTTCGGGTGCAAAGGTCGCAGGCGCAGACAACGCGATGCCGTTGATGGAGCTGCCCGATGCGTTTCCGGATGATGTCGATTTCGACTTCTACACCCGCGAGACCCACGAGATCTTGCGCGACATCGGTGCCGTGCTTTGACATTGAATCTCTACAACGACAACAACCCCGAATCCGCAGCGATATTGCGTGAGCTGGTGCTTGCCGGTGAGATCCCACCTGGCGTTGTTGATTGCCGCAGCATTGAGGACTTCACCCCTAATGAACTCGATCGATACACCCAGTGCCACTTCTTCGCCGGCATTGGCGGATGGAGCCGCGCATTGCGGCTTGCCGAATACCCCGAAGACATGCGCGTGTGGACAGCCTCTTGTCCTTGCCAACCTTTCAGCGCGTCAGGCAAGAGAGGCGGGTTTGCTGACGAGCGGCACCTATGGCCCACGGTCGAATGGCTCATATCTCAGTGTCGGCCTGAGCTTGTTTTTGGCGAACAGGTTGCGAGCCCGGACGGACTTGAGTGGTTCGACCTTGTATCGACTGACCTGGAAGCGCAGGATTACGCCGTCGCAGCGGTCGATCTATGCGCTGCGGGCTTCGGCGCCCCGCATGTGCGCCAGCGGCTTTATTGGGCGGCCTACGCCACTGGCGAACGATCACAAAGGTGGGACGATGGATCGCGCAGTGCGCAGCGATGGACGGGATCGCGGCCCCAGCTTGCCTTCGGCGGTGCTCCTGGTCGGATGGCCAACGTCCTTGGCGTCGGACGCGATAAAGGGAGGCAGAGTCACGCCTCGCAAGAACGCGATGGCGTTGCCGGAGACCGCGCAGCTGTTCAACTGGCAGGGAGCCGTCCGCTACACGGTAGCTGGCGAGACGCTGACTGGATCCTCGGCAGGGATGGACTCTTCAGGCCCGTTGAACCCGGATCATTCCCGATGGCAAATGGGGTACCCGCACGTATGGCAGCGCTGCATGGTTACGGCAATGCAATCGTTCCGGAAGTTGCCGAAGGCTTCATCCGAGACTTCTTTGCAGCGCGCGCCGACCTGCAGGAACTGTGGTGATGACGATGAGCTATAGCCCACCGCGCGAGAGCAAGATCGAAAAGGCGGGATCCGACTACGCCGAAAGGCGTGGTTGGTTCGAGTTCAAGATCATGGCCGCATCGAAGAACGGCATTCCTGATCGCTTCTATGCGCGCAGAGGTCGGTGCGTTTTCGTTGAGTGGAAGCGCGAGAAGAAGGAGCCCTCCTCGCGCCAGTTGCGCCGGCATCGCGAGATGCGTGCTGCCGGCCTTGAGGTCCATGTGATCGACACAATTGAAGGTGCATATGAGCTATTTGAGTGACATCATCGACGCCAAGATGGCCGAGTGCATCCGTTGCCGCGAGGACATGCACAAGTACCAGCGCATGGCCGAGAAGTTCCTGATGGACAACCCTTTCAGCGCGTTGTTCATCGACCTGGGCCTGGGCAAGACGATCATCTCGCTGACGGTGATCTTGAACCTCATCGTGAGCATGCGTATCGAAAACGCGCTGGTGATTGCGCCGCTGCGCGTGGCCAACAACACATGGCCAGACGAGATCCCGCAGTGGACGCACACCACCGCACTCTCCTACGAGCACCTGCGCAACGAGGAGTTGATCGAGGCCGTCAATGCCGCCGGCCGTGCCGAGAAGAAGCTGTGCGTGCAGGAAGGGCTCAACACCACCGCCACCAAGGCCCGCGTCGAGAAGGCTCGCCTGAAGGTGGCTCGCGCTGGCGTGCGTGCGCGTTACGCGAAGAGCAGGGCGAGCGTGCACATCATCAACCGCGAACAGGTCGAGTTCCTGGTCGAAGCCTGGGGCAAGGACTGGCCCTATAAATGCGTGTTCATTGACGAGTCGAGCAGTTTCAAGGACCACACCTCGAACCGCTTCAAGGCACTGCGCCGCGTGCGACCGCTGATGACGCGCATGCACCAACTGACGGCCACACCGACTGCCGAGAGCTACCTGCACCTGTTCGCGCAGATCTTCTTGCTTGATCAGGGTAAGCGTTTCGGTCGAAACTACGGGAAATTCTTCGACAAGTACGCTACCCAGAACAAGTACACCCGCAAGAAGACCATGCGACCTGGCGCTGAAGAGGAGATCATGGCGGCCATCTCCGACATCTGCCTGACGCTCAAGGCTGAGGATTACCTGGAGATGCCACCCCTGCATTCCTTGGTACGCAAGATCCACCTGCCGCCGCGCGCGCGCGCCCTGTACGACACCATGGAGCAGGAGATGGTGATCGAGCTGAGCGACGACGTGGAGATCGAATCGGAGACGGCCGCGGCGTTGTCGCAGAAGCTGCTGCAGATGGCCTCCGGCGTGGTTTACGAGACACGCATGACCGAGGTGGGTCCTGACGAGTTCGTGCCTAAGCGGATCGTTCACCACCTGCACGACGAGAAGATCGAAGAGCTGCGGCAGATCTGCGAGGAGAACGAGGGTCGGCCGATCCTGGTCGCCTATCACCACAAGGCCTCGCTGGATCGCCTGCTGGAGGCGTTCAAGGGTACGGCCGTCGCCATGGGCCGCGAGGGCGCCGAGGTCAAGGCCTGGAACCAGGGCAAGATCAAGATGCTGCTTGTCCATCCCCAGAGCGCCGGCCATGGTTTGAACCTGCAGCACGGCGGTGACCTGATCTGCTTCTTCGACATCCCCTGGTCGCTGGAGCTGTACCTGCAGCTGATCGGCAGGCTCCACCGCCAGGGCCAGAAGAGTGCGGTGCGCGTCTACCACCTGGTCGCGGACAGGACGATCGACGAGGCGGTGATGGCGGCCATCGGGGTCAAGCGCGCGTTGCAGGACGCCCTATTCGCATACCTCAAGAAGGCCCAGTCCCGGGCACGCAGGGTGGTGATGAAGCAACTGGGTAAGCATTCCAGGGTCGAGGAGGACCTGGAGCTGTAAGGCAAAAAGGTTGTCAAAAAGATGCATTGCATCTATCGTGCGCCGCATGGAGCTGCTGCCGCGCTACGAGGTTTCGGTCGGACTACCCCCGGGTGACGCATGCCGTCTCCTGGGGGTGGCCTATTCGACCTACAACCAATATCGGCGCGGACAGCGCTCGCTACCCATCTACATAGCACTGCACATCGACCTCCTCATGCGCCTCGACCAGGGACTCCTGGACGCGGTGTTGCGCGAGCGCCTGGCAGTCACTGAAGGAGAGCCGTAATGGCCGAAGGTAAGCGCGGCGGTTGGAATCGACAGGACGCCGAATCGGAGGCGATGCTGTATCAGGGCGCGAGCATCACGCAGCTGAGCACCCTGTTCAAGATGGATAACCGTGACGTCAAGGCAAAGCTGGAAGGCCTGGCGCCTTGTGGCAAGCGCGGCAACGTGGTGATCTACAACATCAAGGAGGCTGCTCAGAAACTGGTGGCGCCGGTGATCACCGACTACGACGAGTTCATTCGCAAGATGACCGTAGCCGAGCTGCCGGTGATGCTACGCAAAGAGTTCTGGGCGGGCATGCGCTCGCGCCAGCTCTACGAAGAGCAGGATGGCAAGCTGTGGAAGGAGGAGGAGGTCGCTGAGGCACTATCGGAGATCTTCAAGCGGCTCAAGATGAGCATTCTGCTGATCAAGGATTCGGTCAACCGCGAAGTGGAACTCAGCGAAAAGCAACGCGCCGTCGTCACCCGCTACATCGATAAATCCCTGGAAAGCCTACATGCCTCGGTCACCGACCACTTCACCAAGCGACTTAGCCGGACAGGTATACCTGCTCCCGCACCGATTGCCGCATCTGAACCCGACGAGGACGAAGAACTATAACGTCCTCGACGAGATGGTGATCGAGCTCGCCGCGCTGCTGAAGCCGGCTGAGCACATCAGCGTCTCTGACGCGGCAACGCAGTACCGCAAGCTCAATAACCCGGGCGCCTACATCGGCGACTGGGACAACGCGCTCGTGCCGTACATGATCGAGCCGATGAACGAGTTGAACAGCCCGGAGTTCGAGGGCGAAGCGTTTGTCGGTGGCGCGCAGTCGAGCAAGACCGACTCGCTGCTGCTGAACTGGCTGACGCACACCGTCATCTGCGATCCGATGGACATGACGATCTACAGCCCGTCGACGGCTGCAGCGCGCGACTTCGCGGAACGCCGAATCGGTCGTTTGCATCGCGATTCGCCCATGGTCGGCAAGGCCCTGCGCGGCGACCGCAACGCCGACAACAAGATGGATAAGCAGTACGCCAGCGGCATGATGCTGACCCTGTCCTGGCCATCGCCGATCGAGTTCGCCGGCAAGCCTATTCCGAAGGTCGGCATCACCGACTACGATCGAATCGACGACGACATTGAAGGCGACGGTAACGCGTACGATCTTGCATCGAAGCGAACGACCACCTTCGGCTCCTACGCGATGACCCTGGCCGAGTCCTCGCCGTCCAAGCCAATCACTGATCCGAAGTGGATCCCGAAGACGCCCCACGAGGCGCCGCCGGCAACCGGCATCTTCGCGCTCTATAACCGCGGCGATCGTCGACGCTACTACTGGAAATGCCCGTCGTGCGCGAAGCGTTTCGAAGCGCTGTTCGAGCACCTGCAGTGGGACGAAAAGGAGAACGAGGCCGAGGCATCGGCGACCGTGCGCATGGTCTGCCCGTTGTGCCAACACCACATCTCGCCTGATGAAAAATTCGACCTAAACCTCGAAGGTCGCTGGCTGAAGGAAGGTCAGTATTTCGACGAGAACGATCAGCCTGCAGGCCCTGCGCGCCGCTCCAAGATCGCGTCTTTCTGGCTGCGCGGCGTGGCTTCCGCCTTCATGAAGTGGCGCCAGCTGGTCGAGAACTACCTCATTGCCAAGAAGGAATACGAGAACACGGGCGACGAGGGCGGCCTGCAGAAGTTCTTCAACAACGACCTTGCCGAGGTCTACATTCCGAAGAGCCTGTTCTCTGATCGATTGCCCGAAGTGCTCAAGTCGCGCAGTGAGCCGCTGCCGGAAAAGATGGTTCCGCCGGAAGTGCGGTTCCTGCAGGCGACCGTGGACGTGCAGAAGAACATGTTCATCGTCCAGGTGTTCGGCGTGTGTCCGGGGCGGCCGTTTGACCTGCTGGTGATCGACCGTTTCCGCATCATGTACTCGAAGCGGGAGGACCCCAATGCGCCAGGGCAGATGCAGTGGGTGAAGCCATCCAGCTACGTCGAAGACTGGGAACTGCTCGTCGACGAGGTGATGGACAAGGCGTACCCGCTGCAGGAGGACCCATCGCGCCAGATGCGCATCAAGCTCACCGTGTGCGACTCAGGCGGCTACTCCAAGGGTAAGGGCGAGAGCGTGACCGACAAGGCCTACGACTTCTACCGCCTGCTGCGCGAGCGCAACCAGCACGGCCGATTCCACCTGCTCAAAGGCGACCCCAGCCCGAACGCGCCGCTGACGCGCATCACCTACCCGCTCGCGCAGAAGAAGGACAAGCTTCAGGTTGCGCGCGGCGACGTGCCGGTGCTGCTGATCAACACCAACCAGATGAAGGACGCGCTATCGGGCCGCCTGGACTGTGTCGAGCCCGGCAAGGGCATGCTGCGCTTCCCGGACTGGCTGCCGAACTGGTTTTACTCCGAACTCTGTGCGGAGGTGCGCACGCCAAAGGGCTGGGAGAACCCGTCGCACACCCGGAACGAGGCGACCGACTTGACCTGTTACGCTATGGCCGGCTGCATGTCGGAGCTACTGGGGGTCCACCACCTGGACTGGAACAACCCGCCTCGCTGGGCGGCCACCCATGACCGCAACGACATGATCACCTCGACCGACCTACCCCTTGCATTTGACGAAGTCAAGTCGCAGTCCTATTCTTTCGCCGACTTCGGCCGGCAGCTCGCCGGCTGACCTGGAGACCCCGTGATGCAATGTTGCGACCCCCTGCTCAAGAAGCAGCTCGATGAAGCTCGGGCGGCATATCACTCGCTCAACACTGGCACGATGCCCCGCGTGGTCGTCGATCAGAACGGCGAGCGCGTGGAGTTCACCGCTGCCAATCGGGCGAACCTGTACCGCTACGTCATGGAGCTGGAAGCCAAGTGCGGCACCGGTGCGCCGGTACAACAATCGCGCGGTCCCATCGGGATGATTTTCTGATGGCCCGCGACGCGGCCAAGCCTATCGTTCTGCGGGAACAAGCCATCGGTGGTGCCGTTGAAGGCGCCGAGCAGATGGAACGGGAGACGGCCCGCTGGGTGCCGTCGATGCGTTCGCCCGACCAGATCATCAACCCGATCAAGGACCTGGGCGACGCGCGCGGTCGCGACATGGTGCTCAATGACGGCTACGCCTCTGGCGCCGCTGCCCTGCACCGCGACAACATCATCGGCTCGCAGTACCGGCTCAACGCCCAGCCCAACTGGGTGGCATTGGGCCTTTCCCAGTCGGTCGGCGAGGCCTGGTCCAACGATTTTCAGCGCATTGCCGAGGCCCGCTTCACCATCCTGGCCGAGTCCGAGGCCTGTTACCTGGATGCGCAGCGCCGCCTGACCTTCACCGGTCTGTGCCGCCTGGTGTCCAATGGCTACGTGATGTCCGGCGAGGCCCTGGCCGTGGCCGAGTGGATCCGGGATGCCGACCGTCCGCTCAAGACGGCCATCCAGCTGATCTCGCCGACGCGCCTGAGCAATCCGAACGGCGTGATGGACAACCGCCTGCTGCGCCGCGGCATCGAGCGCGATTTGCGCGGTCGCCCGGTGGCTGCCCACATCCGTAACGCCTATCCGACCGAGGTCGAGGACCCGGACAGCTACCGCTGGAAGCGCGTCGCCTGGAACAAGCCATGGGGGCGTTCGCAGGTGATCCACATCATGGATCCGCTCCTGGTCGATCAGTCGCGCGGCATCTCGGACATGGTGGCGGTGCTGAAGCAGATGCGCATGACGAAGAAGTTCCAGGAGGTCACCCTCCAGAACGCCGTCATCAACGCGTCGTTTGCGGCTGCGATCGAGTCGGAGCTGCCCAGTCCCGAGGTGTTTGCGCAACTCGGTGCCGGCGGCGGCGCGCTCGGTGCGCAAGCGGCGATCAACGGTTTCCGGGATTACCTCGGCGCCTACATGGGCGACATGGGGAGCTACCTGACGAGCGCGCGCAACATCTCGCTCGACGGCGCCAAGATCCCGCATCTGTTCCCGGGCACGAAGCTCAACCTGAAACCTGCCGGTGACCCTGGCGGCATGGGCTCGAACTTCGAGCAGTCGCTGTTGCGCCACATCGCCTCTGCCCTGGGTCTGTCCTACGAGCAGTTCTCTCGCGACTACACCTCGACCAACTACTCCTCGGCGCGCGCGTCGATGAACGAGACCTGGAAGTCGATGATGGCCAAGAAGACGGCCGTGGTCGATCGCTTCGCCAACCAGGTCTACCAGCTGTACGTCGAAGAGGACATCGCGAACGGCAACCTGCCGCTGCCTCCGGGCAAGACGCGCGACTGGTTCTACGAGCCCCTGGTCAAGGACGCCATCTGCCAGGCGACGTGGATCGGCGCGGCACGCGGCCAGATCGACGAGGTCAAGGAAACGAATGCCGCCTTGATGCGCATCAACGGCTGCCTGTCCACCCTGGAGATCGAATGCTCCAAGCAGGGATTGGATTGGCGCCAGGTGCTTGCGCAGAAGGCGCGCGAGAAGAAGGCCCTTGAGGAATACGGCCTGACAATGGCCGACGTGGCTGCGGCATCGAATGCCAACCCCGCGCCGGATCCGCAGCAAGACGAAGAAGATGAGGATGAACTGTGAGCGCACGTCTCGACATGGCGGTGATCAACCGCATCAACGACACTCCGATGCTTCTGGCTCGCGGCCGTGAGGGGGAAGTGGAACTTGCGCTCACCCAGATGGCCGCCATCTCGCTGGAAGGTCGGGACATGGCAACCCAGGAGGCCTTCGCTCGCGCGGAGACCCTGGCCAACTACGGCTTCGCCGATGGCCGCAACGGCATGGACAAGCCGTTCGCCTTCGCGCGCGGCATCGCGATCATCCCGATCAGCGGCCTGCTGCTCAACCGCTTCGGCCGCTCCTGGGGGTTCGTCACCGGCTACAACGCCATCCGCTCGCAGCTGGACGCGGCCATGGCCGACGACGACGTCACCGGGATCATGTACGACGTGAACAGCTACGGCGGCGAAGTGGCCGGCTGCTTCGAACTGGCCGAGGACATCCGTGCCGCGCGCGCCATCAAGCCCAGCGTGGCGGTCGTCGACGCGGCGGCCTATTCGGCAGGCTACGCGCTTGCCAGCGCGGCAGGCCGCATGGTGTGCATCAAGACTGGCGGGGTAGGCTCGATCGGCGTGATCGTGACCCACATCGAATACAGCCGCGCCCTGGAGAACGACGGCGTCAAGGTCACCCAGATCACCTCGGGCGATCACAAGGCAGATGGAAACCCGTATAGTCCGCTCACCGATGAGGTGCGCGCCCGGATCCAGGCGAACGTGGATGCTCGCCGAACCGAATTCGTCGCCGTGGTAGCTGCAAACCGCGGTCTCGATGCCGATGTGGTTTACGCGACCGAGGCCGAAACGTATCGTGCCGACGAAGCCGTCACCCTCGGCCTGATCGATGCGGTCTCTGCCCCGGCAAAGGCTGCATTGGATTTCCTATCTGAGCTGACCGGCTCGGAATCACTCGCGGAGAACGTCAACATGACGCAAGAAGCCAAGCCGGCCGCTACTGCTGCCGCCCCTGTTGCAACCACCACTGCTGCGCCGGCTGTTGCCGCTGCTCCCAATCTGGACCAGGCACGCGCCGAAGCCGCCGCTGAAGAGCGCGCGCGCATCGACTCGATTCGCAAGTGCGAAGAAGCCACCTCGCGTCCGACCCTGGCCAACCACCTGGCTTTCACCCCGGGCATGACCCTGGCCGTTGCGCAGGGCATCCTGGCCAATGCCGCCGAAGAGAAGCCGGCCACGGCAGTTGCTCCGGCAGCCACTTCCGCAGCAAGCGATTCGGCATTCGAAAAGGCCATGTCGGCAAGTGCTTCGCCGAACGTGCAGCCCGACGCTGAAGGTGCAGGCGGTAATGGCGACGGCGCACCTGCGGTCAGTGCTGCTGAAACGATCCTGGCGGCTTTCGGCCAGGCCACCGGCACCACCTACAACAGCAAGCACTGAGCTAGCTGCAAGCCCCTTCACTTCGGAGAAAATCAATGGCACTTGAAGACAACATGCTGGCGGGCTACGGCAAGCTGGGTGAATACCCGGCCCAGATCCAGCTGCTCGCTGGCGATGCGCCGACCGTCACCAGCCACTTCCCGCTGTCCACCGCGCTGAAGACCGCCGGTGCAGCCCTCTACACCGTCGTGGCGCTCAACGCCGCTGGCGAACTGGTCGCACTGGCGCCTGCAGCAACCGATGGCACCCAGCGCGCGATCGGCTTCCTCAGCCAGCCGGTTCCGGCCAACTACACCGGGACGATGGAATTTCCGGCGCACGTCGGCGGCTTCTTCAACCACCTGGCGCTGGTGTGGCCGGCAGGCACTGCCGTGGACAACCTGGCCGAACGTCGTGCAGCCTTCGCCGGCAGCAACATCTTCATCGGCGAAGTCAAGCCGATTCTCACGGTCGATTAATCACCCAACCAGCCGGGTAACCGGTACAACACCAAGCCAACCAGGAGACAACTACCAATGGCTGGAGAATATTACGATACCGCTACCCTGCTGGCGGTGCAGCGCAAGGTCCGGAACGTCAAGCCGTTCTGGCTGAATTTTTTCACCCAGGTCATCAACTTCGATGACGACAACATCATCTTCGACCGTGTCAACGAGGACTACCGTCGTCGTGCACCGTTCGTTGCTCCCAACGTCCAGGGCAAGATCCTGGCCGACGAGGGCTACGACACGATGTACCTGCGTCCGGCGTACCTCAAGCCGAAGCACGCCGTGGACATCTTCACCCCGTTCCGTCGCCAGGCTGGCGAGACCCCGGTCACCGGCTCGCTGAGCCCGGGTGCACGCCGCGATGCCAAGGTGGCACAGCTGCTGCAGCGCCAGGACAACATGATCACCATGACTGAAGAGTACATGGCTGCGAGTGCTGTCATCAGCGGTAGCGTTGTCATCGAAGGCGAGAACTACCCGCGCACCGTCGTGAACTTCCAGCGTGATCCCTCGCTTACCGTCTTGCTCTCGGGCACCGCGCGCTGGGGCCAGGCTGACGCCAACCCGCTGGAAGATCTGCGCGAGGCGCGTGCCAACGTCAACACCCGTACCAACGGCGGTGTTGTGCGCGACTACATCTTCGGCCGCGAGGCGTTCGATCTGTTCATGAACGATCCGAAGGTGCAGAAGTTGCTCGACAAGAACTATCGTGGTTCCGAGACCGAGATCTCGGCGATCAACGACGGCTTCGAGGACAGCGTCGAGTACATGGGCCGTTTGACCGGCCTGCCGGGTTCCAGCTCCATGCGTCTGTGGGTTTACACCGGCAAGGAACGCGGCGAAGACGGCGTGCTGCGCGATATGATGGATCCGCTCGCAGTGGTGGGTATCGCCCCGGAAGCATTCGGCGGCACCCGTTGCTACGGCGCCATCAAGGATGGTGATGCTGACTTCGTGGCTCTGTCGCGCTTCCCGAAGAACTGGAAGCAGACCGAAGATCCGTGGCAGGAAATGGTCATGACGCAGTCGGCGCCGCTGATGGTTCCCAGCGATCCGGACGGCTCCTTCATGATCAAGGTCGGCTAAGCCAGCGCCACCCTCTAGCCCCGGCATTCACGTGCCGGGGTTACGCTTTGAACGCAACACCCATCCATTCCAGGAGTTAGTCATGCCCAAGCGCGTACCCCTCGTATCCCTGACCCTCGTTCGCGACAAGAAGCGCATCAGCGTGCCGCCGAACAAGGTCTTCGATTTCAGCGCAGAAGAGCTGAAGGCCATCACCGAGCAGGAAAAGTCGGCCGGCAAGGAAGGTCAGTGGCTGCGCAAGCCGGTGAACGAAGATCCGTTGCCCACCACTTCGGTGCAGCAGTCCGCCACCTCCACGACCACCACGACCACCACCGCGGGCACCGGCAATTCGCCGGCCGCTGCAGCTGCTGACGCGACCAAGAACGCAGCCAAGACCCCCGAAGCCGGCAAGGCTCCGGCCACCGCAGGCAAGCCCGGCGACGGCGACCTGTAATGGGCTTCAACTTCGCCAAGGCGAAGGCATCGGCACGCCGAGTGGTGCATAGCACCTTCGGCGTGGCCGTGTCGTATGAGGATGCTTCGGTCAGCATCTCCGCGGACAAGGGCCTCACCGCACGCTGGCACAACAAGCAGACGCTTGAAGTGGCGGCCGGCGGTGAGGATTACACCCAGCACCTCGAAGGTATTGACCGAATCGTTTTCCTGACAGAGCAACTGGCCGAATTCGGCCTCGCTCCTGTGACCAACGCAGTGATCAGTTTTCCGGACTACGGTCTCCGCTTCCGACTGCTCGAACGCGAGCCGCGCACCACCGGCCCGATCGAGGAGATCTGGAAGGTTGCGGTGGTATAGCGATGGTCGCCTTCGCCGTGGCCTCCGGCCTCTCTGACATGCGGCGATACCTCGAAGCCTTGCCCCAGGTGGCAGAGCGCGCCGCAGTCCTCGCCGTCAACCAGGTCGCCCAGCGCGACGCCATCACGCTGTCGAAGCGCGAGATGCGCGCCCAGGTTGACTTTCCCGCAGGCTACCTGGAAGGTGGTCGCCGGCTGAGCGTCAACCGTCGTGCCACCAGCGTCAGCATCGAAGCCTCGATCGTCGGCCGCGACCGTCCGACCTCATTGGCGCGGTTCGCGCGCGGGCAGAACCCGCAGAACACCCGCGGCCAGGGCGTGCGCGTGCAGGTCAAGAAGGGTCGCACCCAGGTGCTACGCAAGGCCTTCATGGTGCCGCTGCGCAATGGCAACCTGGGAGTGGCCGTACGCCTACCGAAGGGCGAGACCCTGCGCAACTCGGACGGCGCCAAGCAGCTTTCCAACAACGTCTACCTGCTGTACGGCCCTTCGGTCGACCAGGTGTTCCGCGGCGTCGCCAGCGACATCACCCCGCAGCTGTCGCGGAACCTCAGCAACGAGTTCCTTCGTCAATTCGCGAGGCTTTCCAGTGGCATTTGAAATCAGCCCCCGTCTGCGCATCCTGCAAGCGCTCACCACTCACCTGGCCGGCATGACGGTCGACGAGTACGGCTACGACCTGCAGGGCTGCGTCTATCGCGGCCTGGGCATCACCGGCGACAACCGCGGCGAAACCATCCTGTCGATCCTGGAGAGCCCGCGTCCGGACATCCAGCGCTTCGCCGGTGAGCTGGGCCAGGCGACGCACGAGCCCACCTGGATGCTGCTGCTCAATGGGCGCACCCAGGACGACCCCGAAAACCCCAGCGATCCCTCCTACAACTTCATGCATGCCGTCGAGCGTCGCCTGGGTCGCCTCAAGGCAGTGAAGAACAACGGCAATCCGTTGTACCCGGAGGAGTACCTGCTGGGCCGACTCATTACGGCCATCTCGTGGGGGCCGGGCGTTGTCCGGCCGCTGAGCGATGAGGTCTCCGCGAGCACGAACTTCTTCCTGCCTGTGCGCCTTGGAGTTGCTGGGGCACAGGGGTGAAGGTATCGTAGCGCCGTCCTGATCCCCCGGACGGCATCAACTGAGGATCCAAAATGGCAATCACTTCCGATCTGAACGGCAAGCAGTACAAGCTCGGCCGGGGCAAGGTTTATTTCGACCCTTATCCCCTCGGCATTTCCATCGTCGCTGCCACCTTGGGCGAGGGCGAGCGTTATATCGGTAACACCCCGGGCTTCACCTTCACCAGCGAAAGCGAAGACCTGGAGCACTTCAGCAGCGACGAGGGTGTCCGTAACAAGGACGCGTCCGTGCAGCTGAGCCGCAGCGTTACCGGCTCGATCACCTGCGACAACATCTCGCCGGAGAACCAGGCACTGTTCGTGCAGGGCAAGTCCGAGACTGTGGTGCAGACCGCATCCACCGGTGACGTCGACACCATCACCGTCAAGCTGGGTCGCTTCTACCAACTGGGCGTGTCCGTGGACATCCCACTGGGCGTGCAGCTGGTGAGCAACGTGGTCATCACCAAGGGTGCCACCCCGACGACCGTCGCGCAGCCGAACAACTACGAGGTGGATCTGGCCAAGGGCCGCATCTACATCGAAGAGGACGCTCCGAACATCGTCGAAGGCGACGTGCTCACGGTGACCTACGATGTTGGCGGCGGCACCAAGCGTCAGGTTATCTCGGGTGGTCAGCCGATCTATGGCGCGATCCGCTACGAGGAAGACAACGCCTACGGTCGCAACGACACGTACTACTTCCCGCACGCCAAGCTGACCCCGGATGGCGACTACGAGCTGAAGGGCGACGACTGGCAGACCATGACCTTCGCGGTCGAGTTCCTGACCAAGGGCCAGCAGGCAGCGATCTACATCAACGGTCAGGCAGAACCGACCTAACCCAAGGAACATCACGTGGCGATTTCCGATTACACACCGGAAACGCGTGAGATTCAGATCGTCGGCAAGACCTCCTTCTCTGTGAAGGGGGTTTCGCTGCACGAGCTGTCTCCGCTAATCCGAGTCCATCTTCCCGATCTCGAACAACTGTTCGACATCTTCGAAAATCTCGCCGAGCGCGAGAAGCAGAACATCCCCCTGGTCGCAGGTCGCGTCATCGCGCAGGCACCAGGCTTCGCAGCAAACCTGATCGCGATGTGCGCAGGCGAGCCTGAGGCTGCACCCAAGGTGCAGCAGATGCCGTTCCCCATCCAGGTTCAAGCCCTGGCCGCCATTTCCGAACTGACATTCACCGAGGTGGGTGGCGTAAAAAAAGGCCTGGAGATTCTGGCGAGTCTCATCTCGAAGAAAGGCCTGAGCTGGTGGATGACAGAGGGCAAGAAGATGGCCCAGAAGGTCAACCCGAAACCCCAGTAATCCGCCTGTACCTAGGGATCCGCCGTGACGCGAGCCTTCTGATGTCGGAAGGCCACGCACATGCAAGGCACTATCCGCTCGCCGTGTTGTGGTCCGAAGCTCGGATCGTTCGCCAGAGGCGCGCTGACCGGATGCGTATTGAAACGACCTTGCTTCAGACGGCCATGTCCTCGATCCTCTCCAAGCAGGGCGGCCGTGTTCTCAAGCGACTGCTCAAAAAACTGGACGAGGTAACCTGACGTGATCGATCGCAACGAAATTGAACTGCTCATCCGTGCCCAGTTAAAGGGCACCAAGGACATCGACAGCGTCACCAAGTCGATTGCCGGCCTTGAGAAAGCCATCGAAAGCCAGATCGCCGCGGCAAAGAAGGGCGAGGGCTCGCTGGATGAGCTGAAGGCCACGTTGATTTCGTTGCAGTCGGCTGCCGAGGGCCTGAAGTCGGTCGCCGGCAATATCGCCTCCTTCGAAAAGCTGGGCACGACGATCGGCAAGACCGAGACGTCGTTGAAGAAGGCGCAGGACAAGCTCAAGGCCTACAGCGACACGCTGGAAGGCGTCGCCGACCGCAGTGACGCGCAGCAGACCAAGCTGATCAGCCTCACCAGCGCAGTCGACAAGCTCAGCACCAGCCTGGAGGCCCAACGCACTCGCCAGGCTGCGATGTCCGATGGCTTGCGCGAGGCGGGCGTCAACGTCGACGACCTTGCCGGATCCAGCCAGCGCCTGCGCACCGCCGCGGCTGATGTCGGCGTGGCAATGGCCAAGACGCAGGAGGCGATCGGCGACTTCGCCACCGTCAACCGTACTGCCCGCCAGGCTGCCCGTGACCTGGCCGATGAGCAGGAGCGTGCCGCAAAGGTGATGGCCGACTCCTTCGGCCGCGCGCAGAAGCAGATCAACTCCGACTACGAAGCACTGATCGCCGCGCGCGCCGCGACCGAGAAGCGTGCCAACGAAGAGAGCCTGGCGCGCACCAACGCCCTGGCGGCGGCGCAGGCCCAGCTCGCGCAGCAGGCGGCGGCGACGCAGGCCCGGCTGCAGGCAAGCGACCGGCGAGACTCCCAGTTCCGCCAGCTTGCCGCCGATGCCCTGGAAGCGTCGAAGGGCTTCTCCACATTGGCGCGTGCCGCCACCGACCTGGGCGGGCCGATCCGCGCAGCCAGTGATGCAATCGCCGACATCCAGAATCCGAGCCGGAACGCGCGCGCGACGCTGACCGGGGTGGAGGAGAAGATCGGAGAGGTGGCTGCGGCCGCGCGTACGGCCCGTGGACCGCTGTTCGACTATCGCGGCGCGCTGAGTAGCCTGGCAGAGTCCGAACGCGCCCTGAGCGCGCAGGCGGGCGCCATTGACCACTTCCAGCAGCAGGTCCGCGCCGTGCGTGCGGCCCGCGAGGAATACGTCCAGGCCCGCGCCTCGGTGAACCAGTACGCGGCGGTCGTAGCCAAGGGCGGTCAGGCGGCTGCCGACAACGTGGAAAACCTCAACCGCGCACGTGCCGCGCTGCAGACGAGCAGCCAGGCGTTCAACACCCAGGTCGCAGCAGCACGCGCGGCGCAGGCAGCCCTGCGTGCGGCCGGTATCTCGACCAACGACCTGTCGGGAGCACTGGCACGCCTCACTGCCGCTGCACGCACCGCCGTCGAGGCGACCGGGCAGGTCACCGCGGCGCAGGACCGGCTGAGCAACGCCAACGACCGCACGCGCTTCAGCTTCAACAAACTGGTCGGCGGCGAGCGCACCACGCTTGGATTCCTGCAGCGCGTCAAGGGTGAGGTGCTGGCGCTGACCACTGCCTACATCGGTCTGCAGGGCGGCATCAACCTGGCATCCGAGGCGGCCAAGGCGCGCGACACGCTCACCGGCATCCAGAACCAGCTTGCGATCAGCAACAACAACGACACGCAGAAGGTGGCCGACGACCTGGCCTACATCCGTGGGCAGGCTGACCGCCTGGGCATCTCGTTCGAAGAAGCCGGCAAGGGCTACGCCAAGTTCGCGGCATCCGCGAGCCTGGGCGGTTTCGACAAGAATGCGGTGCGCTTCATCTACGAATCGTTCGCCGAAGTTGGCAAGGTGGCCAACCTCAGTGCCGATGAACTGGATGGCGTCTACAAGGCACTGGAGCAGATCGCGTCCAAGGGTAAGATCCAGGCGGAAGAACTGCGTGGACAGCTCGGTGACCGTCTGTTCGGCACCTTCGGCATCACGCAGAAGGCCTTGGCCAAGGACTTCCCGAACCTGGACAAAGCGCTTCAGGGCGGCATGGTCGGCGCCGGCAACCTGATCAAGGTGGCCGAGGAGTATCGCCGCATCGTGGCTGACAAGCTGCCGGCTGCTACCAAGACCTTCCAGTCGGAGCAGGCGCGCCTCAACACGGCCATCTTCGAATTCCGCAATGTCATCGCCAACTCCGGTTGGTACGACAAGCTGATCGACCTCACCAAGCAGCTGACGCAGTACCTGAAGAGCACCGATGGACAGCGGTTTGCACAGACGCTGGGCCTGGCGTTTTCCGAGGCTGCGTCGGCAGCGGCAGGCCTGCTCAACATCATCCTCAAGCTGGTCGACGAGCCGCCGGTGCTGCTGAAGGGTCTGCTCGACATCGTGCGCGGCCTGGGCTCCATCCTTGGCGAGAGCGCGAAGGACGGCGAGGCCGCGGCCAACGCTGTCGGGATCCTCGTCGACGCCTGGCTCGCGTACAAGGCGCTGGGCCTGGTGGCGGCATTGAGCGCGGTCACCACGAAGCTGATCGAGCAGGGCGTCATTTCCGAGGCCAACGCGAAGAGCGTCGACCGCCTGAAGAGCGCGTTCATGATCTTCTTCGCCGCGGTCGCAGGCTGGGAGATCGGCACGTTCCTCAACAAGTTCGGCACCATCCGCGCTGCCGGCGCCGCTGCGATCGGCGGGCTGATGGATCTGTGGATCCGCTTCACCAGCGAGTTCCAGATCTTGTGGGAGCAGGCAACCGGATCGGTCACCAGCTCGCTCGCCGCAGCGCTGAACCTGATGACCCTGGCCATCCGCAACACGCTGCGGCAGTTCGGCGGCGCGGCGCAGGCGCTGGGCTTCGAGGACCTGGCCAAGGGTGCGGCGACCGCTGAGCTGGCAGTGACCTTCGACTTCGGTGGCGACGCCGATCTGAAGAAGAAGCTGGCCGAAATGCGCAAGGCCGCCGAGGATCAGTTGCGCACGTCCGCGCAGATCACGCGCGAGCTGGTCGACGCCAACCTGACCGAGGGAACGCGGGATGTCGATGCCGCCGCAAAGGCGCAGGCCGCGGCGCTGGCGTCTACGGACAAGGGGAACTACAACAGCCCCCTGGCCAAAGACACTTCGGCCCAGGACAAGGAAATCAAGAAGCGCCAGAAGGAGATCGAATCGATCGAGGCAGCGCTCAACGCGATCGACGTGCGTGCGGAGAAGGCGAACAAGGATTCGCTGGCGTCGCAGCTGAGCGCGATCGACAAGCAGTACAGCGATCTGAAGGAGCGCATCGGTGCACTGGGCGGCGAAACCGCCAAGAAGTACATGACCGAATACGACCGCGTGATCAGCGCGCTGCGTACCGAGGTCACCGACAAGTTCAACAAGGGCATGTCCGATGCGCATGACAAGCTGCTCGGCCAGCTCGATGCGCTCGATGCAAAGGCCGGTCGGCAGCAGGAGCAGGATCTGTATCGCCGCTTGAAGGCGATCGAGGATCAGTACGCCGGGATCTACGACAACATCGCTGCATACCGGGCAAAGCTCGAAGGCAATGGTCAGCCGACCAACGCTGCGGACGAGGCAAAGGCGCGCGCCGATGCATCGATCGACGAGCTGATGAACCTGGAGCAGATGGACTATTACTACGACCGTCTGAACCAACTGGCCACTGCGCGAACTGACCGTCTGAAGACGATCAACACGCTGATGGAATCCGGCAACATCAGCACCGAAGAAGCGCAGGCGAAAACGACCGAGGCGATCACCTCCAACGATCTGCTGATGCAGGAGCTGGCCAACAAGGCACTCGTCTTCGCCAACGCACTCGCACTGGAAGGCAAGCTGGATCCGACCGCACTCGACGCCTACGTTGCTCGGGTGGAACTGCTGCGCGCAAAGTCGCAACAGCTCACCGGCTTCTGGGGCAAGTTCAGCGAGCAGATTTCCGGCGGTGCTTCCGAAGCGGTTGTGCAGTTCGGTGTGGGCCTGGCGGGCGCGATCAGTGGCGCGAACAGCCTCGGTGACGCATTCAAGGGCGCGATGGATGCCTTCCGCAATTTCGCGGCCGACTTCCTGCAGCGCATCGGTCAGATGATCATCCAGGCCATCATCCTGCGCGCCATCCAGAACGCCATCAACGGCACCAGCGGCGGCTACGTCGCAGTGGCCAAGGCGGCGGTCGGTGTGCAGCACTCTGGCGGTCTCGTCGGCAGTGCATCTCGCCAGCGCCGCATCAGCACCGGCGAGTTCACCGCGCCCAGCGTCTACCATGGTGGCGGCATGGCGGGGCTGAAGTCGGACGAATATGCGACCATCCTGCAGCGCAACGAGGAGGTGCTGACGGACGATAACCCCCGGCACATCTTCAACCAGGGCTCGTCTGGGCAGGATCCGGTCGCCCCGGTGTACGCTCCGAACATCACGCTCACCACCGATCCGGCCGACCTGGTCCGGCAAGGCATCAAGGGTTCGATGCCGAGTGTCGTCCAGGAGGTCAAAGCAAACCGCAACGCTTGGCGACAAGCACTGGGAATCAAATAACCATGGCACACGTAACGGGCACCGCAACAAACCACTTCGACCTGCTTGCGCGCCTGCGCGACTTCCTCGTCGGCAATGCCGACCTGGTGGCCGCGGGGCAGCAGTGGGAGGTGATCGCCGGCAAAGCCACTGGCGCATTCGTCAACGGCGATTACGTGTCGTTCCGCGGCAAGGGCTTGTCCGCCACTGACGACATCCTGTGTTCGATCCGCATCACCTCGACGCCGGCAAGCAACATCCACAACTGGCAGCTGTACGGGCACACCAGCTACAGCCTGGCCAACCCAGGCGTGCTGCAGGCGGGCAATCCGCCGAACGTGCCTGCGATGCTGCTGTCCTCCTCGGCAATCACCTACTGGTTCATCGCCAACGGCCGGCACTTCAAGGTGATCACGCGCATCAATGGTCGCTACGACGCGATCTACCTTGGGCTGATCCTGCCGGACCACACGCCGAATGACTGGCCCTACCCGATGTTCGTGGGCGGATCCGGGCTCAATGCCACGCTCCTGGCATCGGACGACACTTCGAACCACACCAACTTCTACGACCCTTCGGCTGAGAGCAATACCAGCGTGATCGGCACGGCGTATCTGCTGGTGCCCGGCGGCAACTGGCGCGCGGTGCGTAATCGCTGGACGAACACTTCGCCGATCGATGGTGGCGTGATCTCGATGCCGTGGAATGCCTACTACTTCCCCAACGCCACCCGGCGCGCCATTGACGGAAGTGCCTGGCTGCACCGCAGCATGCTGTGCCAGATCGGCGATGGCGCAGGCGTCAACACCGGCGGCGTGGTCACCGGACAAGCGCCAGATGGCGGCGTCTGGTATGGCTCATTCGACGGCGTGTTCTTCGTGCCGGCGTTCGGTTCCTCGGCAGAGGAGATCGCCACGCAAGACGGCGTCGACCACATCCTCATCCCGAACATCGCACGCACGGGCAACCGCAACTTCGCCGCTATCGCACTGGACTGAACATGAGCTACCTCAACATCACCGGCGCCACCACCCTGGCCGACATCATCCAGTCGATCGCCACCATGGTCACCGCCGCGGGCTGGAACGTCGAACTCAACCAGCTCACGCCGACCGCAACGCCGGGCCGTCGCATCACTTTTCGCAAGGTGGGCGTGTCGGACTACATCCACATCTGGAACGACGACGAGACCCATGTCAACATGGCCATCTCGATCGGCTTCAACCCGCTGCTGCCGCCCAACGGCAGCCCGAATTACTCCGGCGTCACCGTCACCAATGTCAATGGCCCTTTCCCGAACGTGTATCTGTTCGGTGACTCGGATGCCTTCCACGTGGTGTTCCAGCTCAACGCATCGCTGGAGTTCCGCCACATGTGCTTCGGCATGCTGGAGAAGATCGGCGAATACCCTGGCGGCACCTACGCGGAGGGCAGCTGGCGCGATCCCATCACCTGGCGCGGTGACCTGGCCCCCTATCATCATGTGCCGTTCCAGTCGCATAGCGTCGGTCGGCGCGGCATTCAGCCTTTCCCGGGCTTCGTGCGCTGCGACGTGCCTGCAGACGGGATCCTCAATGCCATTCCGACGATCGCGCAGAGTGATACCAACATTGAGCCGCTGTACGTGCTCGGCGGCGTCGGCGCATGGTCGCAAGGTTCGTCTGTCGCATGGCTTGGAACAATCAGCGGTGGCACCGACACGAATGCATTCGATGGTCGTTCGGTCTTCCATCCGATCAACCTCTTTGTGCGTCGACCGGGCGACTACTTCAGCGCCATCGGCTGCGTGCCGAACACCCGTCAGTGCAACATGCTGAAGTTCACCCCGGGGCAGGAAGTGCCGCAGGGTCCGAACACCTGGGTCGTGTTCCCGGCATTCAAGCGCGCGCTGCAGGCTGATGGATCGCCCAACGCACCGGACCTCGGCAGCCACACCGTGGGTTACGCGATCAAGAAGGTGGTCTGATGACCGCATTGCTGCAGTCGCCGGATGTGAGCGAGCCCGCGGAGGCTGTGTCGGACAACCTGCGGCAGCCGGCGCCGCGGATCCCGCCTGCGGAGCTGGGCCTACCCACGGAGTTGCCGTGGCCGATCATGGACCAATTCAGCTCGCGCCTGACTTACACGGCCGTCCCGCCGGTGTCCGGACCTGGCCATCTGCTGCGCACGCCCCACTACGACTGGTACTACGGCATCTACATCCTGCCGGCGAGCATCGACCTGGGGAACCTGGGCGGCGACACCCAGCGCGTGGTCTACGTCTGGAACGCGTTCTTGCGCCCGGCGGTGATCACGAGCGCGCAGGTGATCAACGGTGCCGGCATCACGTTCACCACCACGGCCACGATCCCAGGCGTGATGGCGCCGCTGCAGCAGGATCGGTACACGCTCAACGTGCCCGGCATCGGCACGCCGGAGATCGATGCGATCTTCCGGTTCGACGTCGATGGCCAGATCCGGAATGTCCCGATCATCGGCCGGCGCGTCGTTACCCTACCGTTCGCACCCAACTGGAAGAACCGCGTCACCGAGACGCTGACCTGGGTGACCTCGCTGCTGACGGCCTACAACGGCGACGAGCAGGTCAAGGACCTGGCCAACCCGCGCCGCAGCTTCTCCTACAGCGTGCAGCTCACCCGCGAGGACGCCCAGCTGTTCGACCTGCTGACCTTCGGCTGGGTCGGCCGCATGTACGCCGTGCCGATCTGGAACGAGGGCGTCACGCTGCAGGCCGATGCGAACCAGGGTGACAATGTGCTCCTGGTCGACACGCGCTACTTCTCCGTGGAAGTCGGCTCGACGCTGATGATTCGCCGCAGCAATCGGGACTATGACACCGCGCGCGTGGAGAGCTTCACCGACAGCTCGATCACCCTGTCGTCGATCCTGTCGCGCGGCTGGAAGCGCGGCGAGAAGGTCTACCCTCTCATGATCGGACAGCTGCCGCAGACCGTGTCGCCCAAGCGCCTCACCGACACCGTCATGCAGGCCGCACTGAGCGTGCAGGCCAGCCCCAGCGAAACGCCCTACCGCATGACCGTCGAGGCGCCTGCGCAGCTGTACCGCGGCGCTGAGCTGTACCTGGGCGACACCAACTGGCGCGACGGCATGGACATCAGCAACGAGGCGCGCGACCGCCGCGTGGACAACTCGCTGGGCATCATCCGGATCTCGCCCAAGGCGACCTACGCGCTGCGCACGCGCCGACACTCGTGGATGCTGAAGAACAAGGTCGAGATCGAGCAGCTGCGCCGATTGATGGTTCGCCGCGGCGGCCGGCGTGTCCCGATCTGGATGAACTCCGGCACCAGCGACTTCTTCCTGCGCGGCGACATCCTCCAGGGCGACAAGTATTTCCGCACTGATACGTCGGAATACGCCACGCTGATCGCCAACCATCCGGCGCTCACCCACCTGATGTTCTTCCTGCACGACGGCACCCGCCTGGTGATGAAGATGGAAGGCGTCTTCGCCGGCAGCCCCGGGCAGAGCAATGTCTTCGTGGACACCGAGTTCCCCCGCAACCTAACCCCTGCCGACGTGAAGCGGATAAGCTACCTCGCGCTGTACCGGCTCGGCGGCGACGCGGTGGACCTGGAATATGCCACTGATAGCGTTGCCGAGATCACCCTCAACCTGGTCCTGAAGAAGCCCCTCTGATGAGCATCGAAGAATTCGACTCCAGCCCGTTTAGTGGTCGACCCCGCAACTTGTTTCTATTCACCATGGGCAAGGAGAGCTTCGCGTATGCGCAAGGCCGTACAGACCCCGTCACGCACTTAGGCAGGGTCTTCCAGCCGGAAGTGATCGCGGTGTCCGGCTACAACCTCAGCCTGGCCGAGGGCACGCCGGAGATCACGATCGACGTGTACGCGCAGGCTGAAGTGGTTCGTCAGTTCGTCGCCTACCAGCCGCGCGAGCCGATGGAGGTAGTGGTGTTCCGCTACCACGAGGGCGATCCGATCATGGAGTACCGCCCAGAGATCATCGCAGAGGTCATCTCGCACAACCGCGACGAGGACACGGGCCTGGCCACGATCACGTGCGCGCTGGTGTCGAGCAAGTTCGAGAAGAACATCCCGTGGCCGGTGTACCAGAAGCCGTGCAACCGTGCGGTCTACACGCCCAGCTGCGGCGTCAACAAAGAGAACTTCCGGCTCGACGGTCAGATCGCATCGGTGAGTGGCGCCAACCTGGTGTCGCCGGTGTTCGCTACCAAGCCTGATGGCTGGCTGCGCGCCGGCTTCGTGGTCAATCAGCTGGGCGAGGCCCGCTTCGTCGTTGGGCATGTCGGCAACACGATCACGCTGCAGTCCCCATTCCTGGACGCTGAGGTCGGCATGGACGTCACCGCCTACGCCGGCTGCGACCTCTCGCGCGGCACGTGCAAGACCAAGTTCAACAACTACCCCCGGTGGCTGGGCTTTGCGTGGGTGCCGGGCAAGAACCCGTTCACCTCGAATGTCTTCGGCGCCGATCCACGAGGTGGCAACTAATGGGTTTCGTAGCCGCAATTGTCGTAGCCCTTGTCGCCGTCATCGTTGGCGAGCTGCTGCGCCCCATCCCGAAGTTAACCAACGCGAAAGCGTCGTCGCTCGATGACTTCGATCTTCCCACTGCGGAGGAAGGTCGTGCGATTCCGATCTTCTTCGGCAAGGTCAAGGTGACCGGTCCGAACATCGTGTGGTACGGCAACCTGCGCGTGGTGCCGATCAAGAAGAAGGTCAAGGTCAGCCTCTTCAAGAAGAAGACGCAGATCGTCGGCTACAAGTACTACATCGGCATGCAGGTGGCCATCTCGCATTACATGGAAGGCGGCATCACGCTGCACAACGTGCTGTGGGACGACGAAGAGCCGAGCCATCGCATCACCGCGACCACGCCGCAGGGTGTGAGCACCTGGGTGTTCAACGACAACGACTTCTTCGGTGGCGACGAGGCCGGCGGCGGTATCAGTGGCGCGATGCTGTTCTACCAAGGACGCAGCGGTCAGCCGTCGAACCAGTACCTCAACACGCAGCTGAAGGAGACCGCGCCGCCGTACGAGGGGCTGTGCCATGCCGTGCTGCAGGGCATGTACGTCGGCACATCGAGCTACCTGAAGACGATGAGCCTGGTGCTGTCGTGCTACCCGAACCGGCTGCTGATTCCTGACGGCAAGCACCGCAAGGGCGACGACTGCAATCCCACCGCGATCATCTATGAGCTGGTGGTCGACAACGTGTGGGGCTGCTCGATTCCCAGCGCGCGGATCGACGTCGACCAGTGGCGACAGATCGCGCTGAAGCTGTGGGACGAAGGCTTCATGATCTCGTCGATCTACAACGGCGGCACCACGGCCAAAGAGATCATCGCCGAGATCCTGCGGCACATCGACGGCGTGATGTTCACCGATCCGGATACCGGCCTGGTGGTGCTGAAGCTGGCCCGCGACGACTACGACCGCGACACGATCCAGGTGTTCGATGCCAGCGTGTTCCTGGAGGGCATCAAGTTCAGCCGGTCGAGCTGGAGCGAAACCAAGAACCACATCAAGGCCAGCTACATCGATCGCGCCGACAACTTCAAGCGCGTCACCATCGCGCAGGCTGACCTGGCCAATGTGATGCAGCGCGGCGGCGAGATGTCGTATGAGTCCGTCGACTACACCGGCTTCAACTCCTACGAGCCGGCGGCCAAGGCACTGGCGCGCACGCTGAAGACCTTGTCCTATCCGCTGTCGAAGGTGGATGGGCCGATCCTGATGACGGGCACGCGCCCGAAGCCCAACGACGTGTTCATGCTGCGGTGGCCAGACATGGGCATCGACAGCCAGATCTACCGCATCGTGGGCGTCGACTACAGCTCGATCGGCGAGAACAAGTTCGGGATCTCCGCAGTGGAGGACATCTTCTCCATCAGCGAGTCCGCCTACACCGAGCCGGATCCGGGTTCGTGGGTCAATCCGATCACCCCACCGGTGTCGCTGATCAACGCCGCGGTGTTCGAGCAGCCGTACTTCCTCAACCCGGGTGACCAGTCCAACCTGATGAGCTTCGCGAGCCGCAGCGGTGACCTGGACTACGGCTACGCCACTGCCCTTGGATCCAGCCCGACAGACCTGGTCGCAGCAGGCACCGTCCAGGACTTCACCTCCACTGCCACCCTGACGACCGCGCTCCCGCAGGTCGGCCCTGCGATCGTGTCCTCAGTGGGCATCAGCAACGTCAACGGCGTGGACGAGATCGACCGCGACATCGACGAGGACGACCGGTTCGGCGGCTACACGCTGGCCGTGATCAAGGGCGCGCAGGAAGAGCTGATCGCCTACAGCGGCATCGACCCTGACACGGGCACGCTGACCGGCGTGATGCGCGGCGTGCTCGACACGGTGCCGCAGTCCCACGAGGCCGGCGCCAAGATCTACCTGACCGAGACCGGGTATGGCGAGCCCAATCCGACCCCCTACGTGTCGGCCCAGACGGTCTATGCCAAACTGATGCCCTACAACGGTCGTGGCTCCCAACCCGTGGAAGAAGCGTCGCTCCTGTCAACCCCTGTCGTTCTGCGCTCGGCACGCCCGCTTCCGCCGGGCAAGATCCGCGTCGACGGCTTCCGTCCAACCGAGGCCCCGCACGTCGACGGCCGTGGCTTCGTCGTGTCCTGGGCGCACCGTAGCCGCCTGGACGAGACGTTGGCGAGCCAGGATGACGACCCGCGTGTCCCGGAGCCGGGCACCACCTACACGGTGCGCGCGCTGTACGGTAACGAGCTGCTGGTGGAGAAGACGGGCATCGCCAACACAGCGGCCGGCGCGACCATCACCCTGGTCGACACGCGCGAGGCCACCATCGAGATCTTCTCGGTGCTCAACGGCCTGGCCTCGTTCCAGATCCAGCGCTTCACGGTCACGGTCGGTACCGCCGGCCCGATCAACGCCATCACCGGTGCCGAGGCTGAGTACGTGATCGACGGAGGAGGCGCCTGATGGCTGGCGGACCCCTAGTCGTTGTTGCGCAACGGATGTACCAACGGCGGGACAGCCCCGCCGTTTGGACAAGCGTCAACCCGGTGCTCAACGCGGGCGAGCTGGGCATCGAGCTGTCTGGCACTGCTGATCGCGTGCGGATGAAGATCGGCGACGGCGTCACCGCCTGGAACACCCTGCCCTACTTCGGTGGCGACGGCAGCGTGGTCTTCCGGATCGAGGGCGCCTTCCTGCAGTACAGCAACGACCGCGGCGCCACCTGGATCAACCTGACCCCCATCGAGAACCTGCGCGGCCCACGTGGCTTCGATGGTGACGATGGCGCGCCAGGCCTGAGTGCCTACCAGGTGGCCGTGGCCAACGGGTTCGCCGGCACTGCACCACAGTGGCTGGCAAGTCTGATCGGCGCCAAGGGTGACCAGGGTGATCCCGGCCCGCCGGGCATTCCTTCGCTGCGCCGCGTGCAGCGCGTGCTCAACACCGACACCGGCTCAGTGGTCTGCGACTGGAGCAGCTACGACGAGATCCGCATCACCCTGACCACCGACACCACGCTGATCATGGACGGGGCGCTTGACGGGCAGGGCTGCGTGCTGAAGCTGCGCCAGGACGCCACGGGCACCCATCCAGTGGCCTTCAGCGCCAACGTGCGCTTCAACGCGATGTTCGCCGCCTACAACCCCACGATGACGCCACTCCTGGCCGACCGGGTGGGCTTCGTCTACGATGCCGACGACGATGCGTATGACGTGCACGCCGTGCTCCCAGGAGTCCCGCCGTGATCGAAGAGTATGTTCCGCCATTAACTCCGAATATCTTCTGGGTATTCAAGCAATCCAGCCAGCCATACGACCCGCCGCTTTCGCCCGAGATCATTTTCACCTTCGGCGCCGACGACGACACCGGTGGCCTGGATCGTCGGAAATCCAGTTTCATGATTCTACTTACCCAGTGAGGCACCCATGACCGTTCGTTTCTACCAATCCTCCGATGCAGGTGCGCCCGTGTTGCGCGGCGCCACCCCTGGTGACCTCATCAACGTACTGGACAAGTGCCTGGTCACTGGCTATGGCAGCAAGCCTGCCGCCGGATGGTCGAAGCCTTTCCAGGGTGCCAACATCGCGGTGTTCAAGCAGGGCGCCGGTTCGAACGGCATGCACCTGCGCGTTGACGACACCAGTGCGCTCAACGGCAATCGGGCTGCGCGCGTGGTCGGCTACGAGACGATGAGCGACGTCGACACCGGCGCACCTTCGCCGTTTCCGAACGCGCAGCAGCTACCGGGTGGTGCCTACTGGTACACCCACTACACCGGCAACATCGCCAATGCGCGCACCTGGCGCATCATCGCGGACGAGATGTTCTTCTGGTTCTTCCTCGGCACCTACGCGGAGAACGAGGGTTCTAACGACAACTACTACCAGGAGACCTACGCGTTCGGCGACATCATCCCCTACAAGCCGGGTGACACCACGCACACCGTGCTCCTCGGATTCCAGCGAAATTCTTCCAACACTTCCGAACCGTATCCGTTTGAAGGTCAGTCGCTGAGTGGTGCAGTGGCTACGAGCATTCTCTGCGTGGCCCGTTCGTACACCAACCTCGGCGGCCCCATTCGTTGCGGATGGCACACCGATCACGTCAAAGGTTCAAGCAACTTCGGGCAAGGAAGTCTCTCCTATCCGCACGGCCCGGACGGTGGGCTGTACCTGGCCCCGGTGTGGATGCATGAGCCGCAGGTCAGCCCATACAGCGTGCGTGGCGTCATGCCTGGCATGTGGGTCCCCTGCCATTTCAACGGCATCCTCGGCGCCTGGCAGACAGTTATCGGTCAAGGGCAAATGGCTGGCAAGACGTTCCTCGTACGCAAGATGGCGAGCGCCAGTGCGCTCTTCGAGATCTCCGACACCTGGGAGCGCTAAACCGTGACACTGCTGTTCAACCTTCCACTGACGGGGCCTGACGGCTCCGTTTCCATTGTCGATACCTCCGGCAACACGACGTGGCAGGCCAATGGTGATGCGTCGATCCAGGCGAATGCGTTGTACCTGGACGGCACCGGCGATTACATCAGCACGCCCACTGATGACCGCTTCTACATCGGCTCGGGTACTTTCGAGATTGCGTTCGAATTGAATGTGCTCGCGGTCGATGCCGGCAGCTTCCTGATCATTATCGACCAGTTGAACACCAACTCATCCCTGAGCAGCTGGCAAGTCTATTTGTTCGAAGGACGGCTTTACTTTCAGGCCTACAGCGCCAGCGGCGGCGATCAGACAGTCGTATCTAGCCCGACCAGTATTGCAGACGGCACGTGGCATGCAGTGATCATTCGCAAGGTCGGCCAGACGGTGAGCCTGTTGATTGACGGCAACCTGGTCGCTTCGGCAAGCGATGGTCGCATCTACGTCCGAGAGCCCTCCTTCGTAATCGGAGCGCGCAGGAATTTCAACAGCACTACAGCCTTTATGTTCCGCGGGCGGTTGCGCAACTTCTCGCTTGATGTGACCCCCGTGCAGCTGGCGGGCGTGTTCAACCGCAGCAGGGTTCGCGTGCAGCCGGTCGGCTGGGATCGACCCATGCGCCGCGGCGACTTCCGTCGCATGGAGTTCTATCCGGTATTCCCGGTCGAGACGAAGCGAAACGACGGTCTGCGCATCACGCGCGGCGTGCCGCCGTGGTGGGGCGCGCCTGGATCCACGACCGTCGTTCCGACGCAGCGTTTGCGCGGCAGGGTGATGCAGCGGGATGAGGATGCGGGCGAGGACTACCCCCTGGCCAATGTACGCGTCGCGCTGTTCTACCGCCGCCTGCACACCCTCATCGACATCCGGCGTTCCGACATGGACGGCTATGTTGTCTTCGAAAACCTGATGCCCGGCAGTCAGGCCTACTACGCCATCGCATTTGACAACGACGACGGTGTGATGCAGAACGCGGTCATCTGGGACCGACTCACGCCTGAGCCTGGCGCCTAAACCCTTCCTCCACTCAAGGATCATCCCCATGCAAAAGCCCCGCTTATCCGAAGCAGACTTCATCCGTGAAGCGCGCGACCTCAACACCGACGTGCCGGCAATCAAAGCGGTCACCAAGGTCGAAGCGCCGCGCGGCGGCTTCCAGGACGATGGCCAGGTCTCAATCCTGTTCGAGCGCCACAAGTTCAGCGAATACACCCAGGGTCGCTTCGACCGCAGCCATCCGGACCTGAGCAACCCAACGCCAGGCGGCTATGGCACCTTCAGCGCGCAGCACGGTCGCCTGCAGCGCGCCGTCGTCCTCGATCGCAACGCAGCACTGATGGCCACCAGCTGGGGACTGTTCCAGATCCTGGGCTCGAACTACCGCGAGGCCGGCTTCAAGTCGCTGCAGGAATTCATCAACGCGATGATCTCCGGCGAGAGCGCGCAGCTGTCGGCCTTCGTCGACTTCGTCAAGTCGAATCCACGCCGCTGGAACGCACTGAAGTCGCACGACTGGGCCACCTTCGCCAAGCTCTACAACGGCAAGAACTACAAGATCAACCAGTACGACGTGAAGCTGGCGGATGCCTACCGCGAGTTCGGGGGTGGGTCGTGAACTGGGATCTGATGAAGCAGCGACTGCGCAACGTGGAGACGCAGTTGTTCGCTTTCACGGATAGCCGCAAGGACGACCGGATCTCCGACAACTTCCGCATCGCAATGAACGTCGGCACCACCCTGCCGACGCGCTTCTTCCTGTCGCTGATGTCGCTGATGATGGGCATGCAGATCTTGTTCGCCAACGGCTCGATGTTTTCCCATGTCGGCTATCAGGTGTTCTTCAAAGCGCTGCCCGCTATCTACTGGGGCGCCGCCTTCGTGACTGCGGGCCTGATGATGCTGTGGCGCTGCGTGGTGCCCGGTGGCTGGATGACCATGGCCTGGATCAGCAATGGCATCACGGTGCTCGTCTGGGGGGCTTTAATCTGGACGCGAGTTGTGGTAACCGGCGGCGAAGGGGTCTTCAGTATCAGCTCGATCGTGTGGATCATGTCTGCATGGTGCATGATACGCACCGGAGCCACCCGTCGTGACCAGGAGACGGCCTGATGGACGTCGAGCTTGAAGCGGCGGTCGATAGCCCGGGGGATATGGGCGCGGGTGTTCCAATTAACCCACCCATCGACCCGCAAACAGGGGCACCCGTGAAACTTGAAGGCGTCGTTTACGGGGCAATCACTGCCCTGCTGATGGGAGGCATCGGCTGGATCTTCCAGCGCCGTACCCGCTCCAGCAACGCGCTGGAGGATACGGTCAACGACACCAACGCCGGCCTGGTCGTCGACCTCCGTGCACGCAACGCGCAACTTGAGAAGCAATCCGCTGATCTGTTCGAGCAACTGCGCTCCAGCACCACCGACCTGATCAAAGCCGAGGCGCTTGCGCAGCGTGCCCAGAACGAGGTCGAGAACGTAAACCGTGCGGCGACCATGGCTGCGGAATCGGTACTGCGGATCAGCAACGACATGGCGCAAATGCGTGTGGTCCTTGCGCGGCGCGAGGGCTATATCGTTCGGTTGAAGGAAACCCTTGCCGCAAACAATATCCCCATCCCACCGGAGCCGGAAACGCCATGAGGAAAAGATCGGATGCCACTTTCGACATTGAACGAGCTGCTGGCAAAGGCTCTCACAGCCGCGCAAGGGAAAAGCAATACCGCAGTGGCGGAAAGAATCATGCTGTTCCCAAGCGTTGTCGACGCGCTCGCGAGTTTCGTGAGACGCGAGGAGCTGCAGCTCTCTTCTGTGCGCGAGGTTCGACGCTTGACTCGCGAGCTGTCGAGCGCGCTGCGCGACATCGAGATGGGCCATAACCCGAAAGGGCCTTCGATCGAGCACACCCGTGCCTACTACGCCACCGTGGTCCAGTTGAAAAAGGCGCTCGCAGATGTCGAGCGCTTCACCACACCGGTCACCGGCTTCAGTCCCCTAGGAGTCCAGAATGAACACCCCGATGACCGTAAAGCAAGGTGACAGCGTGCCGTTGAACGGTCGCGTCAAGATCACCGACGACTGCGGTACCGACATCGCCGGCAACGAAGACTTCAGCCTGTGGGAGATCAGCGCACAGCTGCGCGACTCCGCCAACGTGCTGGTGTACGACCTGCAGCCGGCGTTCGTCGAAAAGACCCCCGTCTTCATCGCCGAGATCCCGTCCTCGATCACGCAGGACCTGGTCATCGGCAAGGAATACACCTGGGATTTCCGCTTCAAGGAACCCAACGGCAGCGTCTCCTCCACGCCCACGCGCCGCCTGCGCGTCCTGGCCGCTGTCTCGGCAACGCCGGCATGAGCGAGATCACCGTAGAGTTCGGCAGCGGTCGCCAGCTCGCGGTCGTCTTCTTCATGGGCGACCAGGAGACGCGCTACAGCTGGGACACCGGCGAGCAGGTCGTGCTGATGCGCTATCTGCGGCAGGGCATCCCGGGCAAGGACGGCCCACCTGGTCCACCAGGCGGCGCGCTGATCGAGAAGGTCGCGGGGCAGACCCTGGGCGGCCATCGCGCCGTACGCAGCGCCGGAGAGACGGAGGTCGTGTACGCCGACAACCGCGCGCTGATCGCGGACAACGTCATTGGCATCACCACCGGCGCCGCGGCGCAGGGCGAGCGTGTCGACGTCCTCAACAACGCGCCCATCACCGAACCCTCCTGGAACTGGGAACCGGACCAGGCCATCTTCCTTGGCCAGGACGGCATGCTCACCCAGGATGCACCTGAAGACCCGGACGCCTTCACCCTGGCCATTGGCTTCGCCCTGTCCCCCACCGCGGCTATGATCCGCATCGAACCACCCATCTACCCAGAGGATTGACCACATGGCCGCACCCCGTTTCTTAGCCAACATCGCAGGTCGCATCAAGATGCTTGCGACCATCGTCACTTCGGCCGGCGCTGCCGATGCCGAGAAGGTCCCCAGCACCAACGCCAGCGGCTACCTGGATCCCAGCTTGCTCAACGCAGCAACCAGTGGCAACAGCAAAGTGCTTCTGACCAAGGCTGACGGCACAATTGACCCGGCGGTGTTGCCGTCCGGCCTTGGGGTGCAAACGAAAAACGTGCTGGCCAGCGAGGCTCTTGCAGCGGGCGCACTGGTCAATATCTGGCCTAACGCCGGTACTGAAAATGTGCGCAATGCCGACGCAACCGCCGAAGGCAAAGAGGCGCATGGTTTCGTAAAAGCCGCGGTTGCCAGTGGCGCAACTGCTTCCGTGTACCTGGAAGGTACGATCACTGGGCTTTCCGGCCTCACGCCTGGCACACGCATGTATTTGGCCACGTCAGCTGGCGCAGCAACGGCAACGTCTCCAAATGCTGCGGGCAACGTGTCCCAGCACATCGGTGACGCTCTGTCGGCGACGGAGATCGACTTCGAGAAGGCCGAACCGATCACGGTGGCCTAAATGGCGAATCGTCGGCCCCTAGTGCTGGTTGATGGCCGGCGCAAAGAACTCCCGTTCGTGGACAGCCTGCCCGGTAGTCTCATTGAGGCCTACCAGGGTAGGAACCACATCATCAACGGCGGCCTTGACTTGTGGCAGCGAGGGTCTAACGCCACTGTGCCAGGCTATCAAGCTGTCGATCGGTTCGTGCATAACGTAGGAGGCAACTCCGCAGCTTCGATGAGCCGCATTGCGTTGTTGCCCGAAGACTTTCCTGCCGGCGTTTTCTCGCCGAGCAACGCATGCCGCATCGTCATCAACTCGAACGGCACGGACACAGTAAACAACTTCATCACGTTGCAGCATCGTGCGGAAAATGTGGCTCGCTTCAGCAACCGCCTGCTTCACTACGGCATGTGGGTGCGCGTCAACAACCCAGGCCTGAAGGTGGTATTCGAGGCGACAGCGGACCCCGGAGCGGGAGGTGCTTCGAACGGAGGTTTAAGCAATACGATCGGCGTCAAGACGTTCACCATTGCGCAAGCCAACGTGTGGACTTTCTGCCCGAATCCTTTTCAATTTCCAACCGTGCGGGGCTTCAGCATCGTGTCGCCGGAGCTGAGCAGCCTACGTTACAACATCTGGATGAGTGCAGGCACTGCGCACAACTCGCGCAACCAGAATCTCGGTTTTCAGCCGGTCAATAGCGTGTTCGATTTCGCGATGATGCAACTGGAGTACGGCTCGGCGCCTTCGCCTTTTGAGGTGTCGCCGATGGCCGCGATCATTGCTGCGTGCCAACGCTACTACGAAAAAAGTTACGACCTGAGCGTGATTCCAGGTGGCGCTGCAACTGCAGGCCGCATTAGCCGTTCGAATTCTGCCGCGGTAGGTGGCATCAACTTCCAAAACTACGCGTTCAAGGTGCCGAAACGCGTGACTCCTGCGGTGAGCATATACAACCCAGCGACTGGCGCTGCGGGTCGAGTGCAACAAGACTCGGATTCTGATGTGCTGGGCTCGATCATCAACATCGGACAAACCGGCTTCGAGGTCGCCTGGACTAACACCGTCAGTAGGTGGGGCGGCTGGATCCATTTTGCAGCCGATGCGGAGATCTGATCATGTACCAGTTAAGTAGCGAACCCAACTATGTGATCGAGATTTCAACCCGCCGCTTGATTCCGATTAAGGGCACTTGGCTCTCGGAAAATTACCTTGCATGGGTAGCGCTCGGTAACACACCTGCTCCGGCTGATCTTCCAATAGTGCGCCCTGCGCCCAACACGATCACCATCGCACCGATCACAATGGACGTCTTGGCAACACTCGACCCCGCAGCCTACCCGGGCATGGCGTACGAATTGACAGACGCTCCAGGAAGCCCGGGTGACATTGTTCGTTCCGTTGGAGGCAAGTGGCTGCGCGCCTCCGACAACAGCCCGGTGATGTGACATGGCAGATCAGTCCTTCGTTTCAGATATTCGCGGTTTTGCTCTTTCCGGATCCATGGATGGCCTGACGGTTTCAGCTGGCCCCGGCGTCTGCTACACGAAGGACGGTCGCAGGCTCATCAACAGCACGCTGCTGACCTACACGATCCCGGCGCCGGTGCTGGGGTTTGTGTCCGCCTACGCAGTGCCGGCGCCCACCGGTCGCATGGCGGCGCTGCAGGTGGTCAGTGGCGACCCTGCCGCTGCATACCTGGGCACCGCGCGCCACATGCCGGGCAACGAGTCCTCCCGCTATCTCGGCAGCGGCATGATCGTCAACGTGAATGGTCAGCTGCGCCTACGTCCAGGTCGGCACCTGCAGGTTCTGCCGCAAGGCAGCATGGTGATGCTGGATATGGCCAGCTCCACCGGCGGCATTCCCTTCAACCTGCTCAGCGGCCTGACCGCCAGCACCGTGCAGACGCTGGATCTCAGCGGCATCGTGCCGATCACCTCGCGGTGCGCGCGGATCCAGGTCATGAACGGATCCAACCGGGCGATCTACATCGGCCTGGCGTCGCGCGGCACGGTGAGCAAGACCAACCACCTGTTCGAGGTCCTGCCAGGTGCGTCACCGCTGCTCGATGTGCCGCTGGATCCAAACCGCACCTGCACGCTGGTGCAAACTACCGACTCGCTGCTGGGTCTTCTCGGCGCAATCCTCAGCGGATCCTCCAGGGTCAACTGCGCCGGCTACTACTACGACAGGTAATCCGATGATCACGTGGCTATTCGGTACCGCCATCGGGCGGACCATCTTCACTGCACTGCTGGTGCTCGCCTCATGGTGGGCCTTCAGCAGCTACTACCACGCGCAGGGCGTCAAGGACGGCGAGACGGCATGCCAGGCGGCTGCCGCCAAGGCGGCGCTCGCGCAGGAGGCCAAGGGTCGGCCGATCGCGCAGGCTGCCGACAAGGCGAACCAGGCGGCCGTCACCGAAGTGCCGAAGACGGAAGCCGCGGCGACGGTGCGCATCGAGAAGGTCTACGTCGACCGGATCAAGACAGTGCCGGCGGTACCGGGATCCTGCGTGCACCCGGTGGATCCGGCGGTGCAGGCCGAGCTGCAGGCGGCGCTCCAGCGCGCCAACGGCGGTGCCCTGTGAAGCGCCTACTGCTGATCGTGATCCTGGCCGCGGCGACGGTAGGCTGCGGTACCGGCAACGTCCGACCCGGCACGCCGACCGTCGACTGCAGGCAGCCCGCGCCGGTGGCCACTGACCCAATGCCGGCCGCTGAGCAGTGGGTGGAGTGGATCCCGCCGAGCACGGCATGGCCGCAGGGCGTCGCCAGGCTCTCGCAGCGGGCCGTTGACTGGATGGTGGGGGTGCTTGCCGACCGAGAGCTGGATCGTCGGCTATGGGCCAACCAGGAGGCTTGCCTGGATGCCTACGAGAAGGCGGGCACCATCCGCCGATAGCCGCAAAGACGAAGCCCCGGGAGACCGGGGCTTTTTCGTTACACCGAGATCAGGATCTTGCCGGTGCCCTTGCAGTCTACGCAGTCCGACCAGTCGAGCGGTTCCGGGAAAAATGGTCCCCAGTTGCCGGTACCGCCGCATTCGAAGCAATCACATCGGCCGGCACCGCATTCCAGGATCTCCACGTCAACTACTACTTCGGCGGTGCGGTGCCAGCCCAGATACGCAGTCATCAGCATCAGCGGATCTCCGAATAGCGCAGCAGCGCGCGGGTTTTGACTGGATCGCCGCTTTGCTCCAGCAGCGGCACGTCGACGCGTCGATGGCACAACAGGCGGTACAGCTCATCGTCCAGGGGGAAGTAGGACAGGCCGGTGATGTCCGGGAACCACTCGCGTGCATGTCGATCGAGGTCGGCATAGTTGTAGAGCGGATCGCCGATGCGCATCAGGCGCCTGGCCATCTTCGGCAGCAGGTGGACCATCATGGATCCGGGTACCTGGCGCTCGATCGAGGCTTGCACCTCCACCGGGCTGCGCCACACGTGATACAGCCGCACGCCGGGCATGCGCCCCACGAGGTAGTCGCGGAACAGCAGGAACGCGGTGTCGGCGATGAACAGGCGAGTGCTTTCGTGATAGCGCTTCAGCCAGTCGTCGATGCGGTCGACCAGTTCGCCGGGGTGCGAGCAA